TCAGGCCGCCTCGATGACCTCGCCACGGATCGCGGTCGCCCACTCGACCACCAGCAGCTCGTACTCCACACGCTCCTGCGCGGACAGGGTCCCGCCCGCGCGCCGCCACAGCGCACGGATCTGATCGTTCAGCTCCGCGGCGGACCGCACGGAACCAGGCGTCACGTAATCGGGGGACATGCGGACAAGCCTAGGGGCATGCACTGACACTGCGCTACCGCACGGCTACCCAAGCGGTTCGTCTCAGCCGGAGGACTCCGCGGCGTGCGGGCTGAGGGCACCCGTCGCGACCAGGGCGATGATGACGATGCCGAGCGCGATGCGATACCAGACGAACGGCATGAAGCTCTTGGTGGAGATGAACTTCATGAACCAGTGCATCAGTCGGCATCCTCAGCCGCTGTGACCTGCCGTTTCCACCACTCGGCGAGGCCCTCTGGGAGAGAACTGGGAGAACCTGGCGACTTCTCCCACTCGGTCTCCCGAACGAAGCGCAAAAACCGCTCCTGCAGTGAATCCATCATCCGCTGCTCCATCGCCGTTGTCACGTTCGCGTACAGGCCCTCCACACCCGCCACCTCATGGCCCATGCGCGTCTCGACCGCGATCCGCGAGTGCTCGCCGCCCGCCTCGTCGATCCACTCCTTCGCCCCGTGCCGCAGCAGATACAGCCGCTTCCCCGCGTAGGCCGTCGCCGGGAGGGCGGGGACGGGCCGCCGTGACGTGACCGTCTGTCGCTGCCCCAGCCGCATCCGCTCGAACTCCGGTGAAGCGTCACGGCCGTCAGCGATCGGCCGCCAGTAGTGGTAGGTGAAGTTCGCGTTGGCCAGCAGGCCGCCCGCGATCGACCGGAACACGTACTCGCCGTCGTGACTGCCGAGCAGCAGCTCCAGCAGCTCGGCCAGAAACGGCGGCACCACCAGTGTCCGCCGTGACTCGTACTTCGGCGGGAACAGCTTGAGGACGCCCTTCTCCCGCTGGTGCTGCCACTGCACGCGGATCGCCGGCATCAGGCCGGGACCGTACCGCTTGAGGTCGTCGGCGTGCCGCTCCTGGCGATCCTCCTCCTTCGGGTCGTCCAGCGGGTCGGAGGCCGGCCAGGCGGGATGACAGTAGACGCGGCGCAGCGCGTACAGCTCAGCGGGCCGCATGCCGGTGCAGGCCATCGTCCACACGAAGACGAAGCCGTCCAGGCCCCAGAAGGCGAGGGCGTTGCAGGCGAGCTGGTGGACGTCCTCGATGCGCATCTCGCGCTTCCGCTCGCGCGGCTTCTTCTTGTACCGGCCGCGGCGCTGCTTCTTCCCCTTGGGGACGGGCGACGTCTTGCGGAGCCCGTCGTCGACCGCGTCGTCCATGAGCATGGAGAAAACGGTGAGGATCTCCTCCCCGTACTTGTCGCCCACGTTCGGGAGAGCTTTGAGCTGCTTCTTCCACGCCCGATAGATGGACGGCTGGATGTCGGCGACGGCGGTCTCACCCCACCGCGGCACGATGTACAGCCGCAGCATGGACCGGATGGCCTTGTCCCGCAGGTGCCCGACATCGAGGGTGTCGACCCAAGTCTTGGCGTACTCGCCGACGGTGGTGGCGCCGTCCCGGCGGGAGATGTAGTCGTCGTTGCGGATCTCGGCTTCCCGGTCAAGGCCGTAGTTCTTGGCCTCGGTCTCGTCGGTGAAGCCGCCCTTCTGGTCATAGATCCACTTGCCGCGGTCGTCCTTCTTCCGCGTGTTCCAGACGACTCTGCAGGTGTTCCCGCGCCACTCGGTGTAGGCCATGGTCCGCCCCTTGGGTGCTGGTGCGGGTGGCCGGCTGGCACCCCTGCCGCCGGCCCCTCCGCCGCGGCTGCGCTACGTGTGCTGGCCGATGATGCAGGCCTTGCACGCGGCGCAGTCGCCTCCTTGACGCTTGATCAGGTCGGAGACGGTGCGGCGTGCTTGTGCATCGTGCTCGACCCGAGGCGTCGCAACACACACGATTCTCCCAGCTATTCGACCTTGGAAGCCGTAGAAGTCGGGGCCGAGGTCGAGCGTGAGCATTTCGTGCATTGGCTCCCCCTTTCGGGTGAGAGGGAACCTCCCAAGTACTAGGTGATGCTGCCATGCTGACGAACGGTTGTGACCGGGTTCGTCCTAAGTGACGACAGTTCACTAGGTAACGAAACGATAAACGGAAAAGGTTGTACGAACAGGGTGATCAATCGCGGTCAATTCCGCGCTTTTCCCACCGCTCAAGCACCTTCTCCACTACCTGCCGCTTCAGCTCGCGGATCTCGGCGGCGGTCATCGTGTCACTGATCGCAACCGCCGCGTCCTGCACGACGTCCCCGACGTCCTCGGCAAGATCCTCGGCGCGGACCGGCGAGAACACGGCGGCGGGAGTCGCGGGTTCGACAAGGGTGGCCGCAGATGCCCCGCCCAGGATGTCGAGGCAGCTGCCTGCCGCCCACTCCAGAACGGGCTCGATCTTCGTGTAGGTGGTCTCGCGCACAGGTAGTCCGTCTTCGACCTTGCTGTAGGTGTTCACCTGCAGCCCGGCCCGGCGTGCGACGTCGACTTTGTGCAGCTTGAGTTCGGATCGTCGCTTAATGATCAGGCTTGCGAGCCTGTGAAGTGCATCTTCGTCATGTCGGGGTGCCATGGGCCACATCATCGCAGGACCACGTAGGAACAGCTAGGAACACCTGCGTTTCTGTCCTGAATCGCAACCCGGCTACACGCGGAAGTGATCACATGACTGCGCGTATCTACGAGTTCACGCATGTTACTGCAAGGTAGCGGTAGCGGATGCTCGTAGAAACACGTAGATTCTCTTCATGGAAAGACCCCCAGCCACCTACCAGGTGCACGGGCCGTCCCTGCGCAAGCGGCGGATGGACCAAGGCCTCACAGTCCAGGAAGCCGCCGAGAAGGCCGGCATCTCCCGCAGCTACCTCCAGCGGCTGGAAACAGGCATCCGGGAGCGGATGGGGCCCAAGCGCTACACCCGGCTCCGCACAGCCCTCAACGCGACAGACGCCCAACTCTGTCCACCCCACATACCCCCTGAAGGAAGGTGACCATGTCCACCCCCAACGTCACCCCCATCGACGTCGACTCGATGATGCGCCGTGACGGCTACGTCAAGCCCAAGGAAGCCGCCCGCGCCCTCGGTTGCGGTGAACGGTGGCTCCTCGACGGCCTCAACAAGCACGGCTTCCCCCACACCCGCATGGGCCGCGCCAAGTGGCTCAACGAAGAGCACATCCGGGAGATCCGCTCCCTGTGCGAGGTGCCGGCCGACCGCGCCAAGATCTCGCGCCTCCGCCGTGCCTCGACCAAGCCAAGGCCCACCCGCGTCGCCGCCTGACCGGCCACGCAAAGAGGTCGCCGCGACCCGCTAAGCCCGCGACGACCCCAGAGATCCACACCCACCAGAACACAGAGAACAGGAGCGTGGACCTTGTCCACATCATCGCAGAACACCGAGCGCAACGAGTACATCGCCGCCCTGCGCAACCTGGCCGACTGGCTGGAGAGCAACCCTGCCGTCAAGGTGCCGACCGACCGCCTCATGCTGCTGCCGCTGCACACGAACAAGGCAGTCCAGGAGTTCGCCGAGGCCTGCGGACTGACCGTGTCCATGGACTCGGACGGCAACGCGTCCGTCGACGTCGACTTCGGCGGAATCATCTACCACGCTTACGGCTACGCCGACTTCGACGCGTTCCACGAGGCGCATAAGGAGAAGCAGGCTCGCCGCTGGGCGGACTCCAAGGGTCTGACGATCCAGCTCTCCACCGGCGGTGCGGTATGAGCGTCTCCGATCTCGACCCGTTCTGGGTCAAAGCCCGCGCCGAGTTCCTCGCCCAGGGCAGCACCGCCGCCGACGCGTCCGCGTGCGGCACCTGCCGCAGCCTGGCCGAGGCCGGGAAGCCGGTGGAGCACGACGGCTGCGCCCAGCGCGCCACGCTCCTCCACGCCCCCGACCACCCGCACTACGAGATCCTCGCCGGCTTCTCCCTGGAGGAGAACGCGAAGCTCCCGGCCCGCTTCCACGTCCCCGTCTTCGACGACTGCGGCAAGCCGAACCTGTGGCTGTGCGCGGTCTGCCAGGAAGAGGGCGTCGTCACCGGCTGGCCGTGCGCCACCGCCACCAAGTACGGCACCCAGGTCTTCACCCCTCACCACACCGCGGAGACGGCGCAGCAGAAGCAGCAGGCTGGGACTGTCGCCATGACGGACGCGATCGCCAAGGCCGTCGCCGCCCTCCGCGACATGCAGGCCGTGGAGCCGGACCACGTGAAGGCCGCCGCCCTGTACGAGATCGAGATGGGCCTGCGGCACGCCGCCGGAACCCAGAACGAGGTGGCGTCGTGAATGTCGATCAGTGGAACGCCCGCTACCCGGTCGGCACCCTGGTGTTCGCCTACCTGGGCTGCCGCCCGGAGGACGGTTCGGGCACCCGCCTCGTGACCCGCACCCGCACCGAAGCGCAACTGTCCGCGTCCGGTGACCCGGTGGTCTGGGTGGAGGGGGAGGGCTCCTACATCTGCCTCACCCACGTCGACCCCGTCGCGGAGGACGTGTGGGAGGAAGCGCGGGAGGCCGAGGCCGCCAAAGCGCCCAAGCCGACAGGCATGCCCAAGACGGCCCGCGAGAAGGTCGCCGGCCTGCTGTGGTGGTCCGTCCCGTCCGGAACCGACGAGGAGGCGAAGGATCGGACGAACCAGCTCCTCGACGAGCTGACCGCCGAAGTGCGTACCACCGCCTTCGAGGAAGCCGCCGCCTTCTTCGCCGGGCTGGCTGACGCCGAGAAGGACCAGCACGGCTACCGAGCCCGCGTGATGCGAGGCGCCGCCAACGACGTGCGACGCCTCAACACCGGGGAGGCGTCATGACCGCCCGGTTGTCGCCGGAGCGCGAGGCTGAGATCGCTGCCGCGGTCGCCGTGTACGAGGGCCACCCGAGCATCGGGTTCGCCTGCTGCTCGGCCCACGGCCCGGCAGACGGAACCCGCGAGCTCCTCGCCGAGCTGGCCGCGGTCCGCGCCGAACGCGACCAGGCGCGGGCCGAGCTGGCCGAGTTCGCGTCCCGCGTGAACGAGCTGGAGTCCCGCCTCTGCGAGTGCGAGCCCGTCCGCGAGCACAGCGACTACAGGCGTCCCGCCTTCTACCAGCACGCCGCTGACTGCCCCGTGAACAGGGGTGCCTGATGGACGCCGAAACCTTCAACCGCATGTACCCGGTGCGGACCCCGGTCCGGGTGTTCCCGAACACCCGCGAGGACCCGCCGCGGATCACCCGCACCCGCACCCGCGCCATCCAGGTGCAGCACGGCCTCGCCGTCGTCCACGTCGACGGCCTGACCAGTCCCTACCGCGTCGACTCCCTCGACGTGCTGCCGAACGACTTCCCCGTGGAGGCGTCGTGAGCGACACCAGCATCCTCAACCAGACCCTGATCATCGGCTCCGACCCGGACGAGGTGACCTTCGAAGTCCACGAGGGCCACGCCTTCATCCTCCTCGGACCCGTCTCCATCGCCCTGCCGCTCACCGCGCAGGCCGCCGTCGACAAGCTCGCCACGGTCGCCGCCCAGGCCGCTGCCGACAACCGGGCCCGCCGGCTCCGCGAGGTGGCCTGACATGGCGACCGCGATCGAACCCCGCCGGCCGCTGGCCGACCTGGAACAGGACGCCATCGCCCGCATCGAAGGCGAGATGGCCCGCCGAGCCCGCGGCCTGAAGCCGTGGACGACCACCGAGTACGTCGACCACGTCGCCCGCGTCCACGCCCACTACCAGCAGCGACGCCAATGGCTCCGCACCCACGACCAGGAGGCGGCGGCATGACCACCCTGCACCTGCCGCCGATGCCCGGCGACGCCGACCCCGTCATCATCCCCGGCCTCCGCAAAGCCCTCGACCTGGACATCGACCCCGACTTCAAGGCGTCGATCGACGGCGGGTTCACCGAGTCCTTCGAAGACTTCTGCCGCCGCCTCACCGAAGGCGCCGACCCCCAGCCAGCCACCGACACCCAGACGCTCGCAGCCATCGCCCGACTGACCCGGCGCATCACCAGCCTCGAACACCAGCTGGCAGACGCCAAAGCCGAAAAGACCGCACTGGAGGGGCTGTGAGCCTGAACCCGATACCCCGCCTGAAGGGCCACGGCAGGCGCCGCGCCATCGACAAGGTCGCCGAGCTTCGCGACGAGAACCGCCGCCTCCTCACCCAACTCTTCGACGCCAGCGACGCCTACCAAATCCTCCAGCAGCACCTCGCCGAGACCACGGCCCGGCAAGCTGAGGCCGAGGAACTCGTCGTCCAGCAGCAGGCCGACATCGACGACCTGAACGCCGAGAACGACCAGCTCCGCGACGAGTTGGCCAAGCTCAAGGTCCGCTTCGGGCCCGAGCTCGCCGCCGACGCCAACACCCAGGCGATCACCGTCCCGCCGATGATCCGCGACATCGACGGGCCCGAGGACCAGGCCACCGCACCGATCCCCGTCCTCACCCTCCAGCAGGCATTCGGCAGCACCGACCCGGCACACGTCCCCGCCTGGGCCACGCGCCACTGAGCCCGCCGCCCCGCCGGAAGACACCGGCCGGCCGGGGCGGCGCCCAAGAAGAAACCCCCGCTCGGGGATAGCGAGCGGGGATCGGAACCCATGATCCCACAAGGAGAGACCACCGTGTCCGTCACGATCAACGCCCACCAGCTGAAGCTCCTCCTCGACAAGACCATCGACCACATGGGCAGCGAGTACGTAGAGCCGCTGCACGGCATCCGCCTCGACGTCGACGCCCGCTACATCTACGCCGTCGCCACCGACCGCTACACCATCGCCGCCGCCCGCTACCGCCTCAACCAAGACGACCAAAACCAGGAGCCCTGGGCGGTGACCATCCCCGCCGAGAACCTGCGGGCCCTCCGCGAGTGGATCCACGGCCTACAGGGCGCCGGCCTCATCACCATCAGCACGGCCAAGGGCCGCCTGTTCTTCGAGGGCCCCCAGACCGATCTCAGCATCGCCATCAACACCGCCCTGGAGTTCCCCGACTGGCGCGGCATCCTCCGCAAGCAGGTCGACCAGGCCGCCGACGGCGAAACATTCCCGGCCCTCAACCCCGGCATGCTCACCCGCTTCAACATCGGCGGCATGATCCGCGCCCGCATCACCGGAGACGAAAAGCCTCTCCTGGTCTTCAGCGAGGACTTCCTCGGCGCACAGATGCCCGCCCGCTACGCCGGTGTCTACCCGGCCAAGGAAGAGACCTTCGACGGAGCCCAGCAGTCCTGGCTGTGGACCCTGTCCGCGGGCTCGAAGGACGCCACCGCGGATGGCGCCGCCTACGAGGAGGACCGGCCCCGCTACGAGGTCACCACAGACATCCGCGAGACCGGCGAAGTCCTTCTCCAGCAGGCACTCCGCTCGACCTGGGACATGCACGGCAAGTCGGCGGAGAACCCGCAGGAGTTCCTGAACCACTGCCTCACCGCGATCAACGCATGGGCGGCGTTCCGCTACCTCAACGCGCTGCACAGCGTCGACCCGCGCGCCGCGGCGGACGTCGTCGCCGAAATGGCGGGGGAGTTCGAGTCCGGTGAGATCGGCGAGTTCGCGTGGGACGCCGCCGAGAAGGCCGGCTTCACCCCGCAGAAGTGGCACGACGACTACGAGGCCGCCATGGAGAAGTCGGCGGCGGAGGCCACCGACACCGCGGCCTGACCGCCTCCACAACCACATACGCCGCGCTGTAGCGACCCCCACGCTCCGCGGCATTCCAGGCCGGCCGCCCTGGACCTCCCCTCCCGGGGCGGCCGGCCGTCACCTCGCACACCCCAGAGAGGGTTACATGAGCACCGAAAGCACCACAAAACCCGCCGCGCCACCACTGGAGTTTCCGTCCGGAGCTGTTGTGGTCCTGGACGCCGACGCCAGCAGCGACGAGTGGCACGCGATCCGGCAGTCCGGCCTCGGGGGATCCGACCTTCCCGCGATCTGCGGCCTCAACAAGTGGACCAGCCCCCTCGAAATCTGGCTCAAGAAGACAGGCCAGGCCGTGCCCCGCCGCGAGGACCCCGTCCTCAACGAGGCCGCCGAGAACGGCCACGACCTCGAGCCGTTCGTCGCCAGCCGCTTCACCAAGAAGACCGGCCTTCCCGCCCACCAGAACCCAGGCACCCTCCGCCGGCCCGACCTTCCGTGGGCGCTCGTCAACCTCGACCGGTACACCATCGAGAACGGCCAGCCCGGCGTCGTCGAACTGAAAACCCGCAGCTCCTACGCCCTCACCGACTGGCTCGACGAAGTCCCCATCGACACCCAGATCCAAGTCCAGTGGCAACTCGCCGTCACCGGATGGACCTTCGGCTACACCGCCTGCCTCATCGGCGGACAGCGCACCATCGTCCACCGCATCGACCGCGACGAGCAGATGATCGCCGACCTGCTCAACATCGCCGCAGAGTTCTGGGGATGGGTCGAAGCCGGAACCCAGCCGCCCATCGACGGATCCGTCGCCACCGGCGAACTCCTCGACCGGCTCCACGCCAACCCCGACACCGACGTCGTCGTCGCCGACGCCACCGAAGTCGAAGGCTGGCTGCAGCAACGAGCCCACGCCAAGGAACAGCTCGCCGCCGCCGAGATCGCCCTCACCGACGCCGACAACCACCTCAAGGCCATCGCCGGTGACGCCGTCGAAGTCCACATCCGCGGCGAGAAGGCCTACTCGTGGCCCCGCTACAGCCGCAAGGGCCGCATCGACTTCGCCGCCCTCACCGAGGACTACCCGGGCCTCGACCTCGACGCCTACCGCAGCGAACCCACCACCTACCGCCAGCTCCGCATCCACCTGGAGAACCTGTGACCACTGCAGCCCGTAACGCCGTCGCCCGCCGAGCCGAGAACGTCGGCACCGTCCAGCAGGGCGGCCCGCAGGAACCGCCGAGCCTCGCCCAGCAGATCGAGCGGATGAAGCCGGAGATCGCCCGCGCCCTGCCCAAGCACCTCAACGCCGACCGCATCGCCCGCATCGCGCTGACCACCCTGCGCCGCACACCCAAGCTCGGCCAGTGCTCCCCTGAGTCCTTCCTGGGCGCCCTCATGACCTGCTCCCAGCTCGGCGTCGAGCCCGGCGGCCCCACCGGCGAGGCCTACCTCGTCCCGTTCAAGGGCGAAGTCACGTTCGTCCTCGGCTACAAGGGCATGGCCAAGCTGTTCTGGCAGTCCCCGATGGCGAAGTCCCTGTCCGCGCAGGTCGTCTACGAAGGCGACCACTTCGACTACGAGTACGGCCTCGACCAGAAGCTCGTCCACCGGCCTTCCCTCGCCGGCCGCGGCAAGGCCATCGCCTACTACGCCGTCGCCACCACCACAACCGGCGGTTCCGCGTTCGTTGTCCTCTCCCCGGAGGACGTCGAGAAGCACCGCAAGCACTCCGCCTTCCCCAACGGTGGCCCCTGGAAGGACCACTACGAGGCGATGGCAAAGAAGACCTGCGTCCGCGAGCTGTTCAAGCTCCTGCCGGTCTCCGTCGAGCTCGCCCAGGCCGACGCCCAGGACGGCACCGTCCGCACCGACTACGCCCCGGACGCCCTCGACGCCCCCGCCTACGAACTCCCCGCCGAGAGTCGGCCCGAACTCGAAGCCGGCAGCAGCGGCACCGGCACCGACTAGCCCGCACCCAGACGGCCGCCCCGCGGGCAAGGCGGGGCGGCCTCCCAGAAGGAGACCACACACCATGACGATCAACCACAGGGCCGAGGCCGAGAAGCACCTCGCCAACGCCGCCCGCCACCTCACCGAAGTCCCGGCCGACATGCGGATCGCCGAAGTCGCCGCCGCGATCGGGCAGGGCCACGCCACCCTCGCCCGCGGCGAGGAGCAGGCGGCGACGACCGCGGACCTGAAGGAGGCGCTCTACTCGCTCCGCCGACGCTTCAACGACACCCGCGAAGCCGTGGCCGCGCACATCGCCGAGGGCCTCGCCAGCCGAGAGAAGAACCGCTGGAAAGCCGCCATCGACCTCTCCAAGGCACTCGACGAAGCCCACTGCAACGTGGACGACCTCGTCGACGCCCGCCTCTCCGACGACGGCTGGGACCCGCGATCCGCCTACAAGGCCGTCGACTCTGCTGTCCGCAGCGATGACCCTTGGGCGCCGGTCCCGGACATCACCGACCAGGTCCCGGAGCCCGTCCGCCGTGTCATCGCTGGGCAACTCGCCGAAGCGCTCATCGACGGCCGCGACGGCGAGATCCAGAACTGGGCCCGCGGCATCACCTACGAGCTCAAGCGCGTCGGCGCCGACCTCACCGATGCGATCAAGACCCGCATCACCGAGATGACCCTCGGCGCCGACCCCACCGACCCGCCCTTCTAAGCCCGCACACGCGAACGGCCGCCCGCGGGCGAAACGCGGGCGGCCTCACCCCCAGTAGACGCCGAGTTGGCCGACCACTTCAAGAAGCGCCACCGGCCGCAGACCAGGGAGAACCCGCCGTGAGTGATCGTGAAACGTTCCGTGAAACCAAAAGTGTCAGTGGCGTGGCGCCAATGGGAGATATGACCACTCCCGTGCAGCCCGCCCTCGACGGCAGCATCCCCGAGCCGCGGAAGACGCAGACGAAGCAGCACACCGAGGACTACGAGACCTGGCTGGAGATCGTCTGGCCGCGCTTCATAGCCGCCGCGGCCACCGGCCGCACCTTCACCTGCTACGAGATCGCCGACGCCCACGACCTCCCGTCGCCGCCCAACCCGCAGGCGCACTGGGGCCGGCTGATGACCCTGCTCAAGGACGAGGGCTACGTCCGCACCGCCGGCTGGGCCTGCACGAACCGGCCCACCGCCCACCACTCCGGCGTCCGCACCTGGAAGGGCACCGCCGCCGCCAGGAGGGCCGCCGCGTGAAGCTCACCGACGACATCCTCACCGTGCTCCGCGAGCAGACCGCCATCGACGGCACGCACCTGGTCCTCACCGGCCCGCGCATGGACCCCAAGTTGTACCAGCGGGTCAATGAAGTCCTCGAGGCGGTCGGCGGCCGGTGGACGACCGGCGAGCAGGCGCACGTCTTCCCCGTCGACGCCGCCGAAGCGCTCGCACCCGTCCTGGAGTCGGGGCACGTCGTGTCGCTGCGGGAGAAGAAGCAGCAAGCCCAGTACTTCCTCACCCCGGCCGCGGTCGTCCAGCGGGTCATCGACCTGGCCGCAATCAAGCCGGGCATGGAGGTGCTCGAGCCTTCGGCCGGCTCCGGCGCCATCGCCACCGCAGCAGCCAAGGCGGGCGCGGTCGTCGACTGCATCGAACGCGACCCCGGCTACGCGGGCACCTTGGCCGACACCGGCGTCGCCCGCGCCCTGACCGTCGCCGACTTCCTCACCGTGCCCGCACAGCCCCGCTACGACCGCATCGTCGCGAACCCGCCGTTCACCAAGGGCACCGACATGCAGCACGTCGAACACGCCCTCCGCTTCCTCAAGCCCGACGGACTACTCGTCTCGGTCATGTTCTGGGCCGTCACCGAACACAACCGCAGGACAGCGCCCTTCCGCAGCCTTGTTGAGGCCCGCGGCGGCACAGTCGAAGCAGTCGCAGCAGGAGCATTCCGGCAGTCCGGCACCAACGTACCCACTGTCATCGTCAGTATCCCCGCCAGCCGGCCCGCGGACGCCAAGCCGACCGTCTGGCCCGTCCGAGAGACCCCCGCGAAGACGGAACCCGAGGACTTCGGCGACCCAGCGACCATCGCCCGCGAGATCGCCGACAACCTGCGGGAAGCCACCCGAATCATGGACGAACTCGCCCGCGACCTGGCCCTGCCCATCAGCCGCGCCACAGCAGAAGCCGCCGCGGACGTGATCCAACTCCCCGACACACCCCAGGAACAGCTCACCTTCGACCTCGGGGAGGCGTCGTGACCGCCGACCAGCTCGACACCGTCATCAACGCCTACGTGTGGGCCGACGCGCAGCGCGCCGTGTACGGGCCCGGACTCGCCGCCGCAGCCGGCCTCTGGGTGGCGTGCCGGACCGTCCGCGCCCTCCGCCACGCCGCCGACCGGATCCGCCTCCACCTCGACCTGCAGCACATCGAAGACCACGCCAACCAAAACGCCATCCGAAAGGAGAAGCCGTGACCACCGCCACCGACCACGTTGCCGACCACAACTGCTACCGCCGCGGATGCCGCCGCGACGAATGCCGCACCGCCGACCGCAACTACCGCAAGCAAGCCGACCTGCGACGCCACCGCGGCATCTCCGGCCATATCCCTGGCCCCACCGTCGCCGCCCACATCCGCACCCTCACCGACAGCGGACGCCAAGTCCGCGACATCGCCGTCGAATCCGGAGTGTCCGAACGTGCCATCGGATACATCCTCCACGGGCAGCGGAACGTCACCCGGCCCAGGGCACTCGCCCTCCTCGCCGTTCGACCGCTTGGCGAGCCGCCCCGCATCGACCCCACAGGCACGATCCGACGCATCCAGGCCCTCGCCGTCATCGGCTGGCCCATCGCCTGGACCGCCGAGAAGGCGGGCTACACGCCCTCCTACCTGTTCAACATCATCGCTGGTCGCGTCCCGACGATACCCAGGGAAGTCGCGCCGCGGTTCGCCACTGTCTACAGGCAGCACAGCAACCGGCAGGGCCCGTCCGAGTTCGCCCGAAGCAGCGCCCGCCGCAACGGCTGGCACGGCCCCCTCGCCTGGGACAACATTGACGACCCCGCATGCCAGCCAGAGGAGGCGGCGCCCTACGAGGCCGCCCCCAAGTACGAACGCGACCCCGACCGCAAGCGGGAGATCGAGCACCTGTACCTGCTCGGCGAGTCCGTGCAATCCATCGCCAAAGCCCTCGACGGCAACGAGAAGTACATCAGCGACCAACTCAACGTCGTCCTCCGCGAACGCGCCGCCAAAAAGCAGGCCGCCAAGAACCAGCTGGGGCGAGCCGCATGACCGAGCAGCAGCGAACCACCACCCCACCCAAGCCCGGCACCTGCGACACCGGCCGGCCTCTCTGCGGCAAACCCGCCCGCTTCTACCCCGCCGGCTGGCGATGCGACGACCACGTGCCCACCAGCCCCACCCGCAACCAGCAGTAGCCGCACACGACAAAGGCCCCGCGGAAGCGGGGCCCGGAGACGAACGAGAGGAGGGGGCCGTGCTAGTCGTCGGATGCGTTCAGCTTGTCCAGCCGGCGCTGGATGGCGTCCTGCCTTGTCTGCTCCTTGCGCCAAGCGGTGACCTGACGGACGACGTACATGCGGATGTCCGCGGCGCGAGCGATGCCCTTCTCCTCGCACAGCTGGCCGTAGTCCGTCCACACATCGTCCTCGATGCGGACCATGCGGCCGGGAGTCCCCTTCGTCGTCATGTCGACAGCGTAGCCGACTGCGCACTGACTACACACCCTGCCGGGCCGGATGAGACCGGAAAGTGTGTGCCGAATGTATTGCGCCTGACTAGTCACCTTCCAGTACGATCGGAGAGTGCCAAGGCGGCACCGAAGCGCTCAAACAAGCCGCCCTAAGGGCTTGGTTCCGTGCGCCCAAAAGCCCCCTACCAGCACTCTCCGAAAGAAGAACCCATGGCCGTCTCCAAGCGACTCCGCTACGAGATCTTCCGCAGGGACAACCACGCCTGCCGCTACTGCGGCGCGTCCGCCCCGGACGTCCCGCTGCGCGTCGATCACGTCACCCCCGTCGCGCTCGGCGGCACCGACACCCCCGACAACCTCGTCGCCAGCTGCGAACCCTGCAACAGCGGCAAGAGCAGCGCCACCGTCGACTCCGCCACCGTCGCCGACGTCAGCAACGACGCCCTCCGGTGGTCCGCGGCGATGCAGCAGGCCGCCGAGAACCTCCTCGAGCAGGAGAAGCCGAAGCTCGCGTATCGATCCGCCTTCTTCACGGAATGGCAGCGATGGGGAGTCGGCAGCGGCGAGGCCCGCCAGGCCGTTGAACTCCCCGCCGACTGGAAGGCCAGCATTGAGCGCTTCCGAGTCGCCGGCCTCCCCGTGCAGGTGTGGGCGGAGATCGTCGACACGTCCATGAGTAACAGCAAGGTGCTGTCGGCGAACAAGTTCAAGTACTGCTGTGGCATCGCCTGGAACCTGGTGACCGCGATGCAGGAGGACGCCCGACGGATCCTCGCCGACAAGCCTCAGTCGCCGCCCCCGCCTGGCGGGAGCCTTCGTGATGTCGTCTCTGCCCACCTCTACTCGACCTGGGTCTGGGCCTGGGAGCGCATCGGTCCCGGGTCACCTAGCAAGGCCGACGCTCTCGACTTCATCCACGACGTCAGCGAGATGCTCGAGCGCGGCCTCTCGGCCCAGTTGGAGCTCACGGAGCAGGCGTTCCTCGCTGGCACGGATCACGCCACCGATCCGAGTTCGTATCTCCCGGAGGAGTTCAAGACGCCCGAGCAGCTCGAGTCCCAACTGCCACTGACTGGCGAGCAGTACGAGAGCGGTGCTGGCGTTCTCACCTTGTGGGCTGCCCGATGGGAGGAGATGAGTCCCGATGGGGGACCGACGCGACATGACGAGAAGGAGTTCCTCCGGGAGCTGACCGCTGCGCTTCGGGCAGGCCACGACCGTGACTGGATCCTTCACGCCGCTGACCTTGCTGGGGGATTCCTCCGCGCCGACCTCTCCTACTACCTCCCGAAGCCGGATGTCCAGGGCGGTGACAACTGATGGCCCGCATCCGCTCGATCAAGCCCGAGATGCGCACCTCCATCACGGTCTCCCTGTGGCCGCGGGAGGTCCGCTACTTCTTCGTGCTCCTGTGGGGCTACTTCGACGACTACGGCCGCGGCGTCGACGACGAGCTCCTCATCGCTTCCGACTGCTTTCCGCGGGACCGAGACGTCACCCCCGAGCGCGTCGACGACTGGCTGGAGCTCATCGCCGAGTCCGGACCGCTGTGCCGGTACGAGGTCGACGGCCGACGCTACCTGCACGCCCCGAACTGGCGCGAGCACCAGAAGCCGTCGCACCCGACCCGGTCGAAGGTGCCGCCGTGCCCGGACGATGAGCCGGAGGACTTCAAGAGGTGGCGTGAGACCAACCCGCAGCGCCTCCGGAATCGCTCGCGAAAGTCTCGCGAGGGATTCCAGAAGATCCCCGAGGCCCGCGAAGGGCCCTCCCGGAGCCCTTCCGGAGGCACCTCCGAGGCACCCCTGAGTGGGCGTGAGCATGACGAGACTCATGCGGCAGACGAGAGCGTCACGCATGGCGGACCTGAGGACGAAGCCGCAGTTCACGCCTGGTATGACGACGCTCCGGATTCCCTCCCGAACTCCTCCGGAAACGCTCCGGAGCATTTCGCCCCTGAGCAAGGGAGCAAGGGAGCAAGGGAGCAAGGGAGCAAGGGAGAGGGGGGTGTGGGGGGAAACCGTCGTCGCGACCTCGACCGCCAGTCGCCCCAGCCCGCCTCCCGGCCTAACGGCCGGCCCCCTCTCACCGAACTCCCCGACGACTTCGCGCTCACCGACGCAATGCGCAACTGGGCCCGCAACACCTACCCCCGCGTCGACGTCGACCACGAGACCCGCAAGTTCATCTCGCACCACCGCGCCGAAGAGAACCGCAAGCGCAACTGGTACGAGGCCTGGAAGCGGTGGATGGCCGACGGCAACGCCTACCTGATTAAGCACGGCGCCAAGACCACCAACGTCGTCAACCTCTCCACCGGCCAGCCGCTCACCGGCACGGACGCCACGGTCTCTGGCTGGGGCGCTGTCGCTGACTCCTTCGACAACTTCGACCCCGAGGACTCACATGAATCCGCGTGAAGCGGCCCAGCTGCTGGGTCACTGCGCAGCGTTCGACAACCGCAAGCCGTCCCAGGCCGCCGCCATGGCATGGGCCGCTGCCCTCCACGATGTTCCGTTGGACGACGACGCGAAGAACGCCGTGGCCGCCTACTACACGACCCCGCCGAAGGATCCGGACGCGAAGCTGTGGATCCTGCCGCATCACGTCCGCTCCCTCCGCACGAAGATCCGCAACGCCCGGTTGGAGAACTTCCATTACGAGCCTGTCGGCGACGAGAGCGTCGGCGAGTATCTGGCCCGGCTCCGCGGCCAGGTGCAGGCAATCGCCTCCGGCCGCATAGCCGCTCCCACCGGTCGGCTGGCGCTCGAGGGCGGTCCCTCCCGCGAGTTCGTGGCCGAGTTGGAAGCCCGCGGCTGGGACGGCAACCGCGCGGTGCCCGGCGAGGACGACGAACCGGCGGCCGAGCTGATCGACACGGTGCGCCGTACCGGGCCGCTCGGCGTGGTCTGCCCGATGTGCGCGGCGGAGATTGGTTTCCCGTGCAAGTCGAGCCACGCCACGAAGAAGCACCCGCTCGGCCGGCCGCTCGCCAAGCCGCACACCGCCCGGATCCGGGCCGCGTCCGGTGAGCCGCAGCAGACGCCGGAGCAGCGGGCCGCCGAGGAAGAGCGCATCCGGGCCGCCTCCGCCCGCGCCCTCGCCCGCATCCAGGACGAGGACATCCCCGACGCCGAGATCGTCGAGGAGGCGTCGTGAGCGACTTCAGCGAGACGCAGATCGCCGCGGCCCGCCGCGACGGCAGCCTCAAGCAGCTGCTCCGCCAGCAGATCAGTGAAGGCAAAGCCCGCTTCGGTACCGCGGTCGTCAAGGAGTGGCCGTCCGGCCGCCGCAAGGACGTCAACGGCACCACCTGCCCGCACTGCCACGCCGGACCGGACCAGCGCTGCCACGTCCTCACCCGCGACAAGACCCTGCCGCAGCCGCACCAGCAGCGGATCGCCGTGTGGGCGCAGACCGTCGCCTGCTGCACCACCTGCCAAGCCGCCCCCGGACAGCGCTGCCACGAAGCCGGACTGCCGCTGCCGCTCAACACCGTCCACGCCACCCGCCACACCGAAGCCGAAAGGACCGCCGCATGAGCGCCTGGCACACGGCCCGCGCGACGTGGGTCACCGCCGACGAGCAGGACATCGAGTTCGTCGTCCGCGACCGGCTCCCCGACTGGGGCCTCACCCGTCGCAGCCGGCGCATCGCTGCCCAACAGTTGACCGAGCGCGACGTGTCCGTCGAGGAGATCGCCGAACTGATCGGCGTCACGCCCCGCACCGTCTACCGGTGGCGCGCAGAGGGCTTCCAGGAGGCCGCCGCGTGACCGCCGCCTCCGGTCCGACGCCGCCGCCGGACGCCTGCACCTGCGCCCGCTGCGGCGGCAACCCCGCCAGCACCGCCGTACACCGGCCCCAGGAAGGGAACGCCGCATGATCGTCGACCTGTTCGCCGGCCCCGGTGGCTTGGATCACGGCGCCGACCTCGCCCGGGTTCCGTCGATCGGTATCGAGTGGGACGCCAACGCCGTCGCCACCCGTGTGGCCGCTGGGCTGGCCACGGTGCACGGCGACGTCCGCCGGTACGGGCCCGCCGACTTCCCCGACGCCACCGTCTTGGCGGGCGGGCCGCCCTGTCAGACGTTCACCGTCGCCGGCGGGGGAGCGGGCCGTGCCGCCCTCGCCGACGTCCTGCATGCGGTCCGTCGTATGGGCGCCCGCAAGCCCGTCGACCCGATGCTGCTCGGCGACGAGCGCACCGGGCTGGTCCTCGAGCCCCTCCGCTGGGCACTCGAAGCCGCCGATGCCGGGCGCCCGTTCGAGGCGATCGTTCTCGAGCAGGTGCAGCAGGTGCAGCAGGTGTGGCACGCCTACGCCGAAGTGCTGCGCGTCGAGGGCTACTCGGTGGCGACCGGCGTGCTGCGCACGGAGCAGCACGGGCTGGCGCAGACCAGGCGCCGCGCGGTGCTCGTGGCACGCCTGGGCGGGCCTGTGGCGCTCCCGGAGCCGTTGAGGCGCCCGTACCGGCAGGGGATCGCCCAGGGCGCGGGAGACGCCCGCCTGCAGCCGTGGCGGTCCATGGCCGACGTACTGCCCGACCGCGGCGAGTTCACGGTGATCTCCAACTACGGCACCGGCGGCGACCCGCGGAACCGGGGCAGGCGCCACAGCAGCGAACCGGCATTCACCGTCACCGGCAAGATCAACCGCAACCGGATCATCGACGCAGCCGGCCGCGAACTCCCGCGGTTCACCCACGCCGAAGCTGGCGTACTGCAGGGCTTCCCCGCCGACTGGCCCTGGACCGGCAACGACATCGCCCAGCAGATCGGCAACGCCTGCCCGCCGCTGCTCGCCGCCGACCTCGTGGAAGTCGCCGTCGGCCAGCAGGCGGAGGTGATCGCCGCGTGAGCGCCGACGCCTACCTGGTCATCCGCTGCGACGTGGCGGACGAGACGCAGATCGACGGCCGGTGCGCCTCCGAAGGCACGTGGTCGGTCCGGCACGACCCGCACACCCACCGTGAACCCCGTCGGCTGCTGAAGGTCCACCGCGGCTGGCGGCGCACTCGAGACGGCCGGGACATCTGCCCCGACCACACGATGGAGGCGGCCTGATGTCCCGCTGCGCGGCGTGTGGCCGGCGTCTGCGCCGCCCGTCCCCGTCCGGGCTGGGACCGGTGTGTGCCCGCCGCCTCCAGCCCGCCCCCGCCCGACCTCGGTCGATCCGGGCCACCGAACCGCCGGCCGAACCCATACCCGGCCAGACCGAGATCGAACTGATCCCCATGCAGCCCAGCCTCTGGTCGCTGTGACCAGCCAACCCGAAGGAGAACCGATGACCGACCACCCGTACACCGATGACGACCTCCGTGCCGAAGCCGCCCGCCAACACGCCACCCTCACCGAGGACCCCGACTTCATGGGCGTCGGCGAGCAGATGGAAGACGGTTGGGTCCCGTCTGTCGAGACAACTGAGGACGGCAGCGGACGCACCTGGAAGCAGCTCCTCGTCGTCGAGGACGAGACCGGGGACGACGAGGACTACGCCGCGTTCGGCGAGGCGCAGCGGAAGATCCACGCCCTGATCAACGGCGCGGCGGACGTGTCCGCGTGGGCCGTCAACCTCGGCGCCGACGGACTGGAGCCCTCCACCGAGCATGCGATCACCCTCAACGCGGGCCGGCCGATCGCCCGGATCCACTTCGCGTTCGAACCGGGCATGTCCGAGGAGATGCGGACGCTGCTCGTCGAGGGCATCGGTGACGCGATCAACGAGGCCGGTGCCGAGTCCGAGCAGCCGGCCGCCGAGGCGCAGCAGTGACCGCACAGTCGATCGGTGTCGAGGTGTCCTGCGACGGGCCGGACGAGAAGACCGACTGCCCGGACAGTGCTGCCGTCCGCTCTCGGGTCACGTCGTACACCGCTCCGCAAGTCCGGGCCGATGGCCGTCGTCAGGGGTGGGCCGTCCGGCGCCGCAACGGCCACATCGTCGACCTCTGCCCCGCATGCCGTACCCACCCCACCTCGTGAACGCGGCGACCCGGCGTGCCTGTAACACGCCGGGTCTGTCCCGGACCCTACCCGCCCCGGAGTCCCCGATGACCTTCCCCGTCCACCCATGGGCTGGCGATCACGTGGGCCGTGCCTTCGCCGGCGTCCACGCGGAGGCCGCCTGCCCGTATCCCACCGCCCCCTGCGGCCTCGTCTACGCGGACCGGATCCGCCCGGACTGCCCGACCCACGCCGCCGCCCGATCGATGCGGCAATCCCACCCCACCCACAACTGCCCCGGAGGAACCACGTGAGCGAGCAGACGATCACCATCGACGGCCAGTCCGTCCCGCTCGACGACGTCATCTGGCTGGAGCGCCACCCGTGCGGCTGCGTCGTCTCCGGCGTCGTGGCCGTCGTCGCCAACGAATGGACGCTGGCCACCGCCGACGACGCCGCCCGCCACATCCACGACACCGACGGGGAACGCCAGCGAGCCGCCGGGCAGGGCCTCACGTTCGAGCCCGTCACCGGCCTGCGCTACCGCACCCAGTTCGCGGGCCGCTGGCACTGCGAACGCCACGCCCGACCGGCCTCCGCGTAGGGGGACCGGTGGTGTTGAAACCCCCGCCGCACACGCGGCCCGAACCCAGGAGAAACCCGATGCCGTACCCGCCCGCCGACGACCGTCTGCGGCACCTGCTGGCCCAACGGATCAACTGTCACGTCGACACGTGGAGGCTCGCGTTCTTCATCGCTGGCGCGATCGTCGACGACCCGGAGATCCGCGCCGAGATGAAGCGCATCGCCGACGCCCACGCCTCGGGTCAGCCGTGCGGCGACCGCAACTGCCGCGCCTGCTTCGAGACGGTCAGCGGCGCCCCGACCACCCCGTGACAGCCGGCAGCCCGGGGCGCCGGTAACACGCCGGGCCTGGCCCTGATCATCCCACCCCGACCCCGCCTGGAGAACCGATGACCGACCAGACCACCGAGGACGACGAGCGGGCAGCCCGTAACGCGTGGCTGCTGAGCCTGTCCGTCAACCAGATCACGCGCTTCGGCACGGAGACGATGCTCGACTGGCTCGACGCCCGCCGGGAGTGGCGCGTCGCCCGGTTGCGCGCGGCGTGCCGGGACCTCCGCGAGCAGAGCGAGGCCCGAGAGCGAAGCCACGCCCGTCTTGCCGCGCTGCTCTCAACCGCTCCGCACACGCCGCTTGGAGGAACCCGATGACCGATCAGACCACCACCGACCGCGATCGCCGTGACCGGTACATCGAGACGCTGCGAGCAGTCGAGACCGGCATGGACTACACGTCCGTGGTTGCCGTTGCCGAGGAGGCGATGGAGCTCGCCGACGAGGAGATTGCCGCTGCTCGGTACAGCCGAGCGCTGGCCACGCCTCCGTCGGCAGAGAACGCGACGTTCATCGGCAACCGACTTGCTGCCCCGCTGCCGCCTGCCGTGCAGACTCCGATCCGTGAGCAGCTCCTGAACGCGCTGGACTTCTCGTTCTGCCAGTCCCTGGGCTACAGCACGCCGGAGGGGCTGCTGGCCGCCTACGAGGCCAGCCGGACACAGACCGTGGACGACAGGGCGCTGGAGGCCCTGTCCGACACCCTGTACGACGCGCTGTACGCGATCACCCCGTTCGCGGAGCAGCACTTCGCCGACGAGCGGGAGGGGCTGCGGAACGCGGTCCGTGCCGTCCTGAAGCAGGCCGCCGTGCTGCCCGCGACCACCAACCACGACACCGACACGAGCGCCTCGCACCGGTGCGCCGACTGCGGGGGCGGATTCATCCCGGGCAGCGACGTGGAGTTGACGCACAACTGCGACAACCACCGGAGTGCCGAACCGGCGACCGACGGTGACGCCTCCGATGACCGGCGTCAGCGGTATGCAACCCCGCTGTACGCGATCATGCGGCAGAACGGTTGGGATGGGGAACGCACCGAGCGCGTGGTGCGGGAGATGGACCTCGTCCTTGACGCGGTGACGGTCGTCGCGGACGCCGAGCAGCAGGATCTGCGCGCCCAGATCGCGAACCTCCGCACGATGTACGCCGCGTCCGAGGCCCGGGTGAGCGACCTCATCGACGAGCGGGACCAGCTGCTGGAGACGCGCACCGACCGCCGCGCCGTCCTCCGTGAAGCCGCCGACCGGATCGACAACGAGGAACTGCCGCCGGACTACGTGGACATGTTCGACAACGGCGCGCGGTGGGCCGCGAAGCTGCTGCGTCGTGTGGCCGACGAGACGGCAGCCACCGAGACGCAGCCTACTGACCTCCCGGCCCTCGCCGCCGCGCTCGACGGCTTCGCCACGCTCCTGGCCACCAGCAGCCGCGACTGGGGCGTCTACCGCGTCGACGCCTGGCTGTACGCCGTCATCTGCGGCTGGGACTGCGAGCAGACCGAACACGACGCCACCTGCACGCATGGCGCCCTTGAGGAGATGGCCGAGCTGCACGGCTGGGACGACGCGACGGTGGCCAAGGCGCGCCGCTACCGGGCCGCCGTCCGGGCACTTGTGGAGACGCACCAGCCCGCCGTCGAGCAGCCGTTCGTCCCACCCGCCCACTACCGCCGCGACGACGACGTGGACTGCTGCGTCCACGCCATCCCCGTCGGCCCCGACTCCTGCCGGGCATGCCGGGAGCTGGCCGACGCGGAGGCCGCCGCCGGGGCGCGGCAGGACGGGGAGGCCTGACCATGGACCGCCAACTGAACGCCTGCGGGTTCTCGTCCGAGACCATCGCCGCCGAGTACGAGACCGACGCCGCCCTCGCCGAGGCCGGAATGGACATGGCCGACCCGTACTTCCTGGCCGCGTTCCGGGCCGAAGACGAACAGCGCGCCCTGGACTGGCAGGTCAAGGCGCGGCAGGACGGGGCGCAGTGACCGACCTCGCCGCCCGCCGTACCGCCGCCCTGGCCGCTCTGGCCCGCCGCCACCTTCCCGCCGGGCAATTCCCGGGGGAGACCCGGCCGTCGGGGGACTTGCCGACGGATTGGCGGGAGGCGCTCGCCTACCTCGACGCCCGGGACCGGATGGAGGGCGGGGAGGCACCTCCGCCCGCCGGAGCCCCACGAGAGGCGCCAGGGGCCTGCTGTGGCCTCTGGCGCCCCCTCCGGCGGGTCTCGCGACGCCGGAACCCCTTTCAAGGCCTCTCAGGGCCCTTCAAAGCCTTTCGATCATCAGGAGACGACATGGCCAACTCCCCCTACCCCTATCGCGTCCGGCTTCACGGCGGCCGGAATGTCCACGCCGCCCGCGACGTGAACGGCGGCCCCAACCGGACCACGGCGTGCGGCTACTACCTGCCCGCCGAGTCCCGCGACCACGGCGTCACGCCCATCGCAGACGTCGAATGCCAGGCCTGCCTGCGCGAGATGCGGCGAGGCACCCAGCCGTGACCGCGGGCCCGCTCCCGTTCTGCGACCCCATGTGGACCGACGCGGAACTCGACGACACCACCCCCGACGATCCCCGGCTCCGCGACCTCCGCGGCCAAGGACTCACCGCCGTACAGCTGCACACGATCACCGACATACCGCTCGCCACCGACCACCTCACCGAAAGGAACCCCATGATCAGCAACGAGCAGTGGGCCACCATCCGCGGCCTCGTCACCTGGCTCGACGCCCACAACGGCCGCGGCGACGAGGAGGTCGCCCTGCGAATCCTCAAGCTCACGGAGGAGGCAGGTGAAGTCGCCCAGGCTTGGATCGGCTTCAAGGGCCAGAACCCGCGGAAGCGCAACGGCTACACGCGGCCCCTGCCGGCGGACGTCGCCGACGAGTTGTGCGACGTGATCGTCACGGCTGCTGTCGCTCTCGGCTCGGTCGTGGACGACCCTGAGGCGCACTTCAACGCCAAGCTCGCGAAGATCGCCGCCCGTTCCCAGGCGGCCACCTGATGCCCAGCGTGATCAGGGCCGCCGCTGTCGCCCGCATCCTCGAGCCCTACCCGCCGTCCGAATGGACCGGCGAAGGCTGGATCCCCGGCTGGCGTGCCGCCCAGGCCGGGCGGCGGCAGGTCAACGTCTTCCACGACGGGCCCGGCGAACAGGACGGCCTCGAGAAGTACCGGCTCGAACTCCAAGCCGCCGGCTACTGCGTGATCCCCGACCAGCAGCCCGGCGGCGGACGACGACGCCTCCACGTCACCCGACCGTGAATCGCCCGCCGCCGCCCCAGATCGGGGCGGCGGCCCGAGAAAGGCCAGCACCATGACCGCAGCGAAGCCGGCCGAGCACCTGCCGCCCAGGCCGTCCACCCGCCGCAAGTACATCAACGCCGCCGCCGAGCGGCTCCTCGCCGACTGCTTCCCCGGCATGATCCCCGCCGCCGTCATCGAAGACGCCCTCCGGCAGAAAGCCATCCGTGAAGGACGCCTCACCCCGCCCAGCCAGACCAGGAGGACACCGTGAACCTCACCGACCACGAGCTGCGCGTCCTCCGGCTCGTCTCACAGGGCCGCACTCACCAGGAGATCGCCGACGAACTGGTGATGACCGCGAAGGGCGTCACCCCGACCGTCAACCGGGCCATCCGGAAGCTCGGCGCCCGCAACGCCCCGCACGCCGTCCACCTCGCCTGGCAGGCCGGGATCCTCCGCCGTGAACGACACGGCGACCACGCCGGATTCGCCGCCCACGTCCGCCGCGGCGAAGACCCGTGGGCCTGCCAGCAAGGCTGCCCCGAAGGAGAGCGTGCCTACCGGGCCGGACGACGACAGCAACGGAAGGAAGCCGCATGAAGCCCTACCGCGTCCTCGTGACCGGCAGTCGGGACTGGGTCACGCCCGAGACGGTGTGGGCCGCCCTGAACGACGTCCGCACCGAGGCTCTCCTCGCCGGCCGGCCACTGGTCGTCGTCCACGGCGCCTGCCCGACCGGGGCCGATCTGCACGCAGCCCAGTGGGCCGACATCGCCGGGCAGTTCAGCCGCCAGGTCACAGCCGAAGACCACCCCGCCCAAGGTCATCCGACGCAGGACTTCGGGCCCTGGCCGGCCGCCGGGCCGCGCCGCAACGCCTACATGGTCAACCTCGGCGCGGATGTCGCCCTCGCGTTCATCGGCCCGTGCACCAGCCCTCGCTGCCGGAAACCCCGACCCCACCCCAGCCACGGCGCATCCAACTGCGCCGACCTCGCCGAGAGCGCCGGCATCCCCGTTCGAAGGAGCTTCACATGACCGACCAGCCCGCAACCCGCACCCAACGGCAAGCGATCACGAAGGCCATCGTCGCGAGGGAGGCCGCCGGTATCCCGCAGCAGCTCCGGGCCCGCGCCTTCAACGCCGTCGGCCCCGCCCTCCAGGCCCGCGGCGAATGGCTGCGCCTCACAGCCAGGCAGACTGTCGCCGACGCTGTCCTCGCCGCGATCAAGCCCGAACTCGACGCCTACCTGCGCTACGAGAACACGATCACCTGGATGACGACTTGCACCTCCTGCGCGACCGTCCTCGACAACGCCGCCCGCGACTTCGAGCGCGCCGACCGAGCCGAGGCCGCCCTCGCCAAAGCCTGGCGCATCCACCGAGAGACCTGTCCCCTCGCCCGCGGAGACGTCGACGCCGGCTTCGCGTGCTCCACGTGCGACGCCCTGAAGGAGCAGCCGTGAGCCGCTACGACGACCTGTCCCCGCGGGCCCTGTGGTGGCTGCAGAACCTCGACGAGCTCGACCTTGCCGCCGAATGCGCCGACTTCGAGGCCCGCTTCGAGAGGGTCCGCGCCCTCGAGCCGAAGCCGCTCGACGGGCTGAACGATCTCGGCCGCGCCCAAGCCAACGGGTGGAACGCCGCCCTCGCCGCCGTCCGGGAAGTCCTCAAGCCGCCGGCCGCCGACCGCAGCGCATGACGAAACCCCGCCCCCTCACCAGAGGGGCGGGGCTTTCGTCGCGCTCAGTAGTCGCCGACGGCTCGGCTGCAGAGATATTTACATCCTGGGCGTAACTATCTCTGCAAGATCGCCAGCCGGATGCTTACCCAGCGTGAGAATCGGCGGTCTGTCAGAACCGGCCGGTGCAGGCCAGGCAGACATGCGACGACTCCCACTCCGCCCGCTGCGCCTCCGCCAACTGCACCGCCTTGTACACAACCGCACCCCAACCCGCTCCGCCCGCGGCGATCAGCAGGCCGAGCAGGATGCTGCCCTCCGTCAGCACCAGGATGCCGACCGCGACCGCCACCAGCGCCGCCCAGTACGACACTTTCGGCCGGGCCGGCGGCGCGTACTTCGCCTTCAACGGCGACTCCGCGGGCAGCGACTGCCAGTAGTGCGGGAGATCGGCGACGTTCGGGGACGAGCAGTCCTTGGACGGGCAGGCGATCACGGCGACCCCCGGGATGCGGCGTTGGGGCAGCAGGGTCGTGGGGTACCGGCGGGTACGGCAAGCGGGATGCGGGCAGTGTGGGCCGGGCCACAGAACGGCAGCAACAAGGGCCCCACCCGTCGCTCTAGGCGAAACGGCCGCCGCCCGAACGAGCCGCACCATGCCGCCCCTTGCCCGGCCGCGCAGTGTGGGCCGCCTGAACCTGGTCCGCGGCAAACAGGGACTCCCCACCCCGCCCCGGCGCGCGCCCGACGGCCTCCAGACCCCACCGGGACATCTGCTTGCGGGCCGAACCGTTCGCCGACTTGCCCGAGTAGCCGAGATGGCTGGCGACCTGGCTGATCGTCCACCGGTCGTAGGTGCGGGAGGCGTAGGCGTCGATGTCGTCCACGTGCCACAAGGGCAGCCGGCCACCGAGGGCGTAGTGCCGCGGCTCCGGCAGGTGGCCGACCTTCCACAGCAGGCTCCAGCCCGTCGGCGACATGACCAGCTGGTGGGTGTCGGCGAGGTAGGGCCGAACCGTGTCCAGGGTGAGGCAGCGGTCGTCGCGGGCCGCGTCAGCGGAAGGGACGCGTTCGTCGAGGATGGTGAGGCTGTCGCGGGACCCGGCGATGGGGTACACGTCGTGGGCGAGGCCGTGGGCTTCCCGCTCCAGCCACTCCTCGGCCGGGGTGACGGAGTCGGCGCGCAGCGCGGTAGGGCGGATCACGGTGGTGACGGGCTGGGCGGCGATCTCGTCGGCTTCGGGGCCGGTGCCGTACCGCCAGGCGAAGTTCGGGGCGTCGCCCTTGGTCTTGCCGGTGGCACACAGGATGCCGATGGGCCGGTGGCCGGTGGAGGCGTGGATGGCTTCGGCGAGTGCGCGGGCCTTGGGGGTGAGGGTGTCGAGGTCGACGGTGTCGGTGAAGGCGGTGGTGCCGCCTGCGGTGCGGCGGATGTTGAGGGTGACGAGGGTGGGCATGGCGGCGTCTCCGGCTCTGGTGGCGGGTGGTCAGGTGGCAAGCTGGGTGCGGATCTGCTTGGCCAGGTCGATGACCGCTTCCATCGGGATCGCCGCGGTCGACTGGTGCTTGACGCGGAGTCGGCCCTGGTCGAGGAAGGCGATGCCGTTGACGATCTCGTCGGGGCCATCCTCGATCTGGTCGGTGATGGTGATCTGAGAGCCGGTGAGGGCGATCAGGGTGGCGGTGCGGTCGCCTTCGTGGGTGATGGCGTTGAGGCGGTCGGCGAAGAGCGGGGCGAGGCCGGTGATGGTGGTCCAGGTGGAGCCGTTCTTGCGGGTGCGGGTCTTCACCGTGGCGGTGGCCGTGATGTCGGCGTGCGTGTAGGTACCGGTGAGGTTGATGGTCACGGGCTTGGCCTTCCTGGCACGCAGGGCGCCGATGGTGATCCGGTGGGCGAGGGAGGCGGTGTCGATGATCCAGCGGCCGGCCTGCTTGGTGGCGGCGATGATGCCGCGGCGGCACCAGGTGCGGATGGTGGCGGTGGTGACGTTGGCCTGGAGTGCGGCGGCGGTGGTGTTCATCGGGTCCCCCTTGGTTTGATGACTCCATAATGCCTCATGGTGAGGCATTATGGCAAGGGAGTGTGACCACCCGATCCCCGGTAGCGGGACCCCAAGACGCAGAATCGCCCGCCACCAGCAGAAAGCTAATGGCGGGCAGCGAAAAGACCGGTCGGTCGAGGCGGCAAGATGGGCCATCCCCGCAGGGGCGGGGAGCACGGGCACGTAACCGGAAACGCTCGTTCCAGCCTTGGGCCAACCCCGCCAGTGCGGGGAGCAACCGTCAACTTTCCGACGGCACCGCCACCATGCCACGCCCCACCGACAAACCGCAGGCGAACGCCCGGCTACAGCTCCGTCACCTCGAACGGGGCGGGCAGTGGCGGCAGCGCCACCCGCAACGCCCGGCCCAGCAGGGCGCTACCGAGGGAACCTTGCCAGCCAGGCAGGAAGCGGCTTGTCGTCACTCCAGTAGTGCATCAGCGCATACTTGAACGACAGCAAATCCACCTCGCGAACCGACTGCAAGGCTTGGGGGTCCTCCCGGCCGAGCTGCGCCAGCGCACGCTGCCGCTTGTCCCGGTACACCTGCGGGCGCTTCCGCTCGAACTGCAACAGCAGCCGACGCACCTGATCGTCGTCGAGGTCGTTCGCCGACGCATACAGACGGTCGAGTTCCACCTGGCGTCGATCTTGCGCGCTCGTCGCCTCCCCCGCGCGAGCGGCAGCGAGCGCGGAGGAATGTTCGTCGCCAGCATCTTCTTCCTCCGTACTTCTTCCGTCACTACTTCCTGAAGAGGTACCGCTCACCGACGTCCCGCCGACGGACGTACCGTCCACCGACGTGCCGCCAGCGGTACCCCGGTCCCGGGGGATGTCGAACACCTCCAGCACAGTGACGAACCGCCCCCGCTCGCCCTTCTCTCGGCGCCGCACGATGTAGCCGGCCGCCTCCAGCTCGGAGAACGCCGACCGGAGGCCGCGCCGCCCCTCGCCCACGACATCACCCCGGTGCCGTCGGGCCCGGTCAGACAACGCGTCAGCGTTCGTTTCCCAGCCCGACGGACGGCTCAACAGCTCGGCCAGCACGCCGCGGGCGCAATACGTCAACCGGTCATCCCGCAGCAGCGCGTTCGGCAGGATCGTGAAATTGTCGACTGGCCGTGAACGACGGATCTTCAGCACACGCCACGCCCTATGAGACTCGGGCACGCCAAAACAATCATGAATGTCCCTGGTGTTGCGCGGGCCGCACGCCCGCTGATCTGCGAAACGGCCGGACGGGGTCACCGTCCGGCCGATCGTGTGAACCGCTACGCTGCGCCGATCACGCAGACGCCGAAAGCTCCGTCAGTTCGTACAGGCTCGGCAGCGGCGGAAGCTGCACACGCAGAGCGCGGCCCAGCATCGCGCGGGCCATCAGCTCCCACTCGGCGACGGGCCGCCCCGCCGGCTTCACGAACAGCAGGCTGCCGTCGGGACGGCGAAACGTACCGCCAGTGAAGCCCGGGTCCGCCTCGATCTCCGTCACGTCCACGTCGAACTCGGCCAGAAGGGCATCGAGGGGGGCGTTCATCAGACGCTCGGATGTCGGGTTCGTGACGGGGGTCGCAGTGCCGTCCACTCCAGGGGTTGCTAAAGTCATGACTAGAACTCCGATCTCAGCGGGTTGGATTCTTCTTGGAGCAGCGAGGTGCGAACTCGCCGTTCGAACAGGCCGGGCGGGTGCGAACCGCTCGGCCGTTCGTTTATTCGGTGTCGACCTGCCAGGCCCCCGGCGGGTACACGTCCTCCCAGACCTCTAGCGGTCCGTCTTCATCGTGGAAGACGTTGACCACCACCAGAACGGACGCGGCCGACTCCGGGGGAAGATCGATGCCCAGCGCGTTGAGCTCGTCGTTCGAGATGAGGCGGGCAGTCCTGCGCTCCGGCGACCTTGTGACGTCGCGGCCGGTGCGCTCCTTGTAGAGGTCTTGCCACCAGCGTTCCGACGGTCCGTCGTTCAGCATCTCTGGCACGGTGCCGAGAGCGCGGACGTGGATGAACGAGGTGTCGACGGTGGAGGGGGAGCCTTCGCGGTGGTGCACTCGGCGTCGAATGACGACCTCGTCGTGGGGCTCCAGGTCGAGCAGCTGGGCGATGACCGGGTCCGCGACCGACCTCATGCCGGCCCAGTGGTTGCTGGAGGTTTCGCCGGGGGCGCGTAGTTCACCAGTGCGCGCCCTTCGTCCCAGCCGGGCGGCGCCAGTGACGGCCACGTTCGACTGGTGAGCCACGAAGGTGCCTGTCGAGTTCGCCTCCAGGAGACCTTCCGAGGTGAGCGTCTTGAAGGCCTGATCGATGGTGCCGGACGCTGCACCGGTCTCTTCTGTGATCTTTCGCCTGGAAGGCAGTCGCGTTCCGGGGGCGAGCGTTCCGTCTTGGATGAGCCGCCGGTAGTGCGCGGCGATCTCCAGTGCGGTACGCCGTGTGTTCGGCGGCGGCATGAGTCTCCTGACTTGAGTTTTGGGTGAGGGGGCTTGCTTGCGTTCTAGATTAGCTCTAGATTGGGTTTCCGCAAGCCCCCGCCGCAAGGCGAAAGGGCCTCGCCAGTGGTAGCGCATTGAGCGAGGCCAGGACCCTCGGCACCGGTGGTAGCGCACCGATGCCGAGGCAGCCAGCAACCTGACCGAACCAGGAGCTAGCCATGCCGAACCTTACCCGTGCTCTAGAGCGCTCCGAGCGCAACCCGGCCCAAACCGCCCCGCTGAACCCGGCCGCTGCTGCGGCTCTGGCCCGTCTGGAGTCGAAGCTCGGCGCGGCCGATGTGCAGAAGGCTGCCGCCCGCTACAGGGTGGCGTCGGCCGCGATCGCGAAGGCGTCCCAGGTGTTGGGGGCGCGAGCGTTGACGGAGGTCGAGGCCAGCGACTTCGACTACATGCAGGACGTGATGCGCGAGGCGCGGACCGTCCTGGCCGCCGCGGGCCAGCTCGACTTGATCGGCGGCGTGTGATGGCGGCCCGCGAGATCCTCGCCGACTTCCCGGCTGGCAACCCGCGCGGGTCGTGGCCGGCGGAGGAGAAGGCGGCCGAGCTGACCGCACAGGGCCAGTCCGTCACCGTGACGATGGACCTCGACAGCGACCGGTTCCTGGTCGTGAGGGCCGAGTCGTGAGCGGCCTGGAGCCCAGCTTGGAGCTGGAGGCGGCGGTCGACGAGGTGTTCCTCGGCTGGTGGCCGGCCGACCTGATGGCCATCGTCCGCCAGCCCTACGAGCCCGGCGCCATCACCGCCTACGCCCATCGTGATGGCGGCGCGCACCTGCCGGAGCGTGTGTCGTGACGGAGCGGGAGCGTCTGCAGCTGCTGCGGGCGAAGGCTGCGGAGATTCTGGCGCCGCTGCCGGCGTGGGATGGCGAGTCGCCGTCTGTGTGGGTGGTGGTCGTCGACCCTGAGACGCAGAACCGGATCGCCCATTGGCGGGTGCCTGCCGAGGTGGCGCCTCAGCCCGAGTCCCGGCCTCAGCCCCAGTCCCGTCGTCACCTGCGCGCTGTGCCGGACGCGTCGTGAGTCCGGCCGAGCAGGGCGCGACTGCGAAGGCGCTGGCCGAGCAGACCAGGCGGCACATGGAGGCGGCGAAGGCCGCTGCCGCTGCCGCTGAGGCCGCCCGACTCGCCGCCAACCGGCCCCGTTAGGGCCCCTGATCCGCCGCGGTCGGCGGTGTCCAACCCCCGTCCCGCCGGCCGCGGCATTCCACCCCCGTTCCGGATTGACCGACTGAGGAGATCAGCCATGTCCCGATACCTGGAAGAGTCCGCCGCCCTGCTGCGGAAGGCGTCGACGGAGCACGAGCGCAACTACGCCGACGGGTTGTACGTGAACTCCGCCAACGAGGGCCGTGAGCGGATCGCCCGAGGGTTCGCCGTTCTCGCCGCGATCGACAAGGGCCTGCTGCCCGCCGAGATCACGCAGGACGTGATCCGGGCGATCGTCGAGCACCCCACTGTCTGACCTGCACCCCCCACCCCGCTGTCGACCTGTTGAGGAGTACCCCCATGCCTGTTTCCGCCCAGACCGACTGGCCTGACGGTGTCGTGGCCCGCTACCGGACCGTCGGCGGCGCGACCGTCGACCTGACCGACGACGCCGAGTGTGTCCGGCTCCTGTGTTCGGGCTGCGGCTTCGGTAATCGCCACGCCTACTACCCGCCGGCCGCCCACCGGCTCGCCGAGCGCCACGCCGGCAAGTGCCGCCAGGTGCCCCGCCCCACCGCCTGACCCCGACCGTCCCGCCCATCCTCCGAGGGGAGGCCCCCGTGTTCGCCGACGACAACCCCGCTCTCAGCCCTCTGTGGTCCGGCCGCCGCGCCCCGTTCGTCGCCTTCCAGACCGCGCTCGGTGGCCTGGCCGGCGCCTACGACCTCCGTGACGGCCGCAGCACCGACCCGACGAGCCGGGTGTCCCTGTCCGTCGACGACTGGCACGGCTGGCCGATCGTGGCCGCTCGTCGGATCCCGGTCGCCGCGTTCGACGACCTGCTGTTCGCCGTCCAGCAGCTCCGGGACCGGAGATTCGACGAGAACCGGCGCTGCGGCTGGACGGGGCAGGTCAACGCGGACCGTCGGGCCGCCGCCCGGGACCGCTGGCTGGCGCGCGGCACCGACCCGGACGCGTTCCGGGCCGGGCTGCAGGCCGAGTACGAGGCGTCCGCCCGACTGCACGAGGACGCGGCCAGCCTCCTCGACGGCCCGCTCTAACCGAACTTCAGCACCCCACCCCATCCCACTGCACCTGAAAGGGCCACCCCCAATGTCTCCGTACCTGATCTCCGCCGACCTGGGTTCCACCGAGATCGGCCTGAAGGCCCGCACGATCACCAGCGTCGCCGACGCGCTGACCCTGTCGATCGCTGACCTGTTCGGCGAGTACGCCGACGCCCGCCGCTCCGGTGACCCGGCCCGGATGGCCGCTGTCCGCGACTACGCGGCCGGGCTGGACGCCGACCTCGTCGCCGAGCTCGACGGCTTCGACTACCCCGCCGCCGCCTGACCCGCCCACCGCCGGGGCGCGGAAACCCCACCGCGTCCCGGCACCCCAGTCCCGCCCGACATCAACCGTCTGACCAGAGGAGAACCCGATGCCCGACACCCTGGCCGCCAACCCGTTCACGGCCGACGCCGTAACCCGTCCCGCGGTGGAGAAGACCGGCCGCCGCCCCGACTTCTGGATCGGCTACTCCGGCGAGACCATCACCGGCCCGGAGGTCGCCGACTTCCTCGACGCCACCCGTGTCGTGCTGGAGAAGACCGGCTGGACCCGCAGTTACACCGACAACGACCCGGAGATCCCCGAGCCCGACGAGTCCCTCTCCATCAAGGCGATGCTGCTCACCCTGTGGAGGTACGCCCGCGAAGCTCTCGGGCAGGAGGGGCCGCTCACCCTCACCTACGGCATGTACCGGGTCGACAACAACGACGCGAAGCGGGTCGCTGACCGGGTCCTCGATGCGCTCGTCGCCGCGTACACCGGCACGCCGACCGCGCAGGCCACCGCCTGGGCCGAGCGGAAGAACCGCACCTGGGGTGAGGTCCGGGACCTTCTGACTGCCGGCGTCGACCTCGCCCGCACCCACGGTCCCCGCTGATGCCCGACGACCGCTGCCCCCAGTGCGAGGAGCACGCCGAGCTCCACAAGGGCAACTGGCTCGGCCTTGGTGATCAGACCAAGCCGTGCCTGCCGTGCGAGGACCACGCGAAGAACGGCTGCCCTGACCGCCGCAAGATCCGCTGGTGGTGACACCCCCCAGCCCTGGCCGACCGATCACGGGTCTACCGCCTCGAAGCAGGCCAGGGCGCTCCGCACCACCCAACTCCAACGAGAGGAAGATCCATGAGTTTCAAGAAGGGCGACCTGGTGGTCGTGGTCGCTGCGGGCCCGGAGAACGCGGGCACGGTCGGCAAGACCGGCATCGTCGTCGACGGCGGGGCCCTGTCCGGTGGCGACGTGTCCGTCAAGGGGATCGACCACCGCGTCGTCGAGGCGATCAAGGGCTACCGGTCGTACATGCCCAACCAGCTGCGGAAGGCGTGACCGCCGTGCACGCCGGGAGCGCAGACGAGCTGCGCGAGAAGGAGCGCCGGTCGCAGGAGATCGGCCGGAAGATCGCCGACCTGCTCAACGAGGCAGCCGCCATCGCCCCCGGGGCCGTGTCGGCGAACGTGACCGGGCTCGGCTGGCGGATTCGCGGCGCAGGCGGCGGCTTCCGCGCCGACACGAGGTGACCGCCGTGCCGATCACGTTCCGCAAGAGCTTCCGGATCCTGCCCGGCGTCCGCATCAACATCAACCGCCGGTCCTGGTCGATCACCGTCGGGCCGAAGGGCGGACCGAAGCGCACCTGGTCCAGCACCGGACAGACCACCACCAGCTACGACCTCCCCGGACCCTTCGGCTACCGCACCACCCGCCGCCGCAACCCCCGCTGATCGAAAGGAACGCCATGCCCACGAAGGACAAGTGCTGGGTCTGCGGACGACCCGGAGCCGAACCGGAGCGGACGCTCCTCGGCTTCAAGAAGCCCGTATGCCCGCCCGGCAAGGGCTGCTCCAGCAACCAGACAAAGCGCTAACACCCACCTCAACTCAGAAGGGACCACGTAGTCATGACTGCCAGCCCGCCGAAGGTAAACGGCCACGCCCGGCCGCCGGCCGTGCCGGCCCTGCAAGTACTGGGGGACTGGCAGCCCGTCGCGCCCGAGACCAAGCCCACCGCCGACAGTGCTAACCCACCCGTCGCTGAGCCGTCCACCACGCCCGGCCCCGACAGCGACCTGGTCGAGCAGGCCAAGGCCGAAGCGATCCGGGCGCAGGCGTGGGCCGAGTCCGAGGAGCGCCGCCTCGCCGCCGAAGTCGAGAAGGAAGCCGCGCTCAAGCGGGCCGCCGCCGAAGCCGAAGCGATCCGGATCAAGGCCGAGGAAGACGCCCGGAAGCAGCGCCTCGCCAATGACCGTGCCGAACGCAAGGCCGCTGAGGAGCAGGCGGCATCCCAGGCGCGGATCGCCGAGCACAACCGGCGCCGCGACGAAGCCGACCGGGCCCGGGAGCGTGCCGCCCGGGAGGATGCCGAGCAGCAGCAGTCGGAAACCGAGAAGGCCGAGGTTGTCGCCAAGTCCAGCAAGCGGTGGCGCCGCGTCGCCCTCGGCTTCTACGCCCTGTGCGCCGCAGTCGCCCTGCCCGTGCAGATGGCCGCCTTCTGGGACCCGAACGCCAAGTACCTCCTCGTCGCCCCGATCTTCATCGAAGTGATCGCCCTCGTCGCTCTCGTCGGCGCCGCCGCAGCGGTGACCGACGGGCGCCCGCAGTGGCACTACCGGCTCGTCGCCTGGGCCGGCGCCCTCACCGCCGCCACCATCAACGCCGTACACGGGCTGGGTGCGTTCGATGCCGCCACCGCATTCGGCACCGCCCTCGCCTCCGTCGCAGGGCCCGGCATGTGGGACCTCCACGAGCACGGCCGGATCCGCAAGCGCGACGGCAAGCCGACCTGGCGCGAGCACCGCGCCGCAGCGAAGGCAGCTAAGCGGGCCGCCGCCGAGAAGGCCGCGGAGGAAGAGAAGCGGGCCGCCGAGAAAGAGGCCGCCGACGAGGCCGCCCAGGAGGCCGCGAAGCAGCTCGCGGAGCTGCGCCAGGCCGAGTTCGAAGACGTGTGGAAGCACGCCCGGAAGCTGGCCGCGGCACTCGGCGAAACGACCGTCACCGAGGCCGTGTGGCGACGTGCGCACAAGGACATCCGCGGCGCCGACCCGGGCGAGGACGCGGAGACGATCCGGGCCCGCAACGCCGCCGAAGCAAGGGTCGAAGCGGCCCGCCAGAAGCGCTCCGTGAACACCCTCAGCAAGACCACGAACGCACAGCGTGCGATCCAAATGAACGGCTCCCCGCGCCGCTCCTCGTACAAGCCGGTTCCGCCGCGTCGGACACCCGGCGACACGCCCTCGTACCACCCGCTTGCCCGCCGTGCGAACGGTGAGACGAAGCGCCGCTCGAACGCCGCCAAGAACGCCGACTAACCCATCCCTTGGAGTGATCAGATTATGAACGTCACCCTTCGTCGTATCGCCGTGTCGGGCAGTGCCGCGGTCGCCGTCCTCGGCGGTGCCGCCACCATCACCCTGGCCGCCCCCTCGCCGGCTTCCGCCGCCGTCTCCGAGCACGTCGTCGAGCGGGCCGTCACCGCCCCCGTCACGCTGCCCGACGGGCGCACGATCCGGATCACCGGCATGGGCGGCTACGGCCACCACGCCACCGACAAGCACATCGCCGTCGTCGCCGGATTCAAGGCCGACACCGAGCCCGGCAGCAGCGACGGCATCACCAACGGCCTCACCCCCGACGGCGGCACCGGCGCGCAGCTGACCAACCCGCAGCAGCAGGCCCCGGCCGGCACGCAGCAGCAGTACCAGACCCAGGCGGGCGGGGGCACGATCGGCGTCACGGTCGCTGTCGGCGTCGGACTGCTGATCGGCGTGATCGTCATGCTCAAGCGGGGCTCAATGAAGTTCGTCCAGGCCGCCGCGTGCATCGCCCTCGGCGTGTACCTCGCCCCCACGTTCGTCGGCCCGCTCGTCCAGCAGCTCGGCGGATCCGTCGGCGTCGGTCTCGGCAACGTCTGGTCCGGCTTCTAGGCCACACCCAACCCGCGGGGCCCCAACCGGGGCCACGCCCCGCCCCAGAAAGGACTGGCCCTGTGGCCACCGAGACCGAGCCCGTCGAGCAGCAGATCCCGCCCATGCCGTCCGAGCCGCCCACCATCCCCCGCAAGGAGCGGATCAAGGCCGCGTTCGCCGTACAGCGCGCCCACGCCTCCGCCCGCACCAAGGACTGGCTCGCAGGCGGCGACCTCGACCACGTCGACATCATCCAAGCCGCCACCGAGCGGAAGAACCGCAAGCACGCCGAGAAGGTCGCCAACCAGCAGCGGATCGTCGCCGAAGCCCACGGCCGCCTCCACCACGCCAAGATGCAGGCCGAGAACGGGGAGACGGTCAGCGCCGCCACCCTGTCCAGCCTCGGAGGGCGCGCCGCCGCCGAAGAAGCCAAGCTGTCCGCGCTGCAGGCCACCATCGTGCTGCCGCCCACCGACCGCGAAATCAACAACGTGCGCAGCGGCAAGAAGGCCGGGCGCGCTGCGATCCTCGCCGGAGGCGGACTCGCCGCGGCGCCCGTTCTCGGCGCCACCATCGAGCAGGCCGCCACCGGTCAGCCCATGCTCCTCGCCGCCCTCGGCACCGCCGCCGGCTACGGCTGGTATCTCGTGTCCCGCCCTTTCGTCGCCGGCCAGCCTGCACCTGCCCCGACCATGGGGGAGCAGCCGCTGGCCTCCGCGGTGGTCAACCTGGCGAAGGACGGGCTGCAGCCGGGGCAGCGTGAGTTCAACGCCCCGCCCCCGCCCGCTCTCACCGTCGAACAGTTGGAGGACGCCCTCCGTGCAATCGGCGAGATCCGTGGCGAGGAGAAGATCCAGATCCTGGCTGTGCCGCAGAGGGAGAAGGACGGCAACACCACCGTCGTGTTCGACCTGCCGCCGCGGACGACCGTCGCCGAACTGAAGAAGAAGCTGCCCAAGCTCGCCGGGGCTCTCGGCCGGGACGTGTCCATGGTCGACGTGACCAAGGCCGGCACCGAGGCCCGCGCCTCCCTGTGGCTGACCGACCAGGACGCGTTCGAGAACACCCGGCCGTCGCCGCTCATCAAGGCCCCGACCCAGCTGGATGCGTGGAAGGACGGGGTGCCGGTCGCCTGGAACAAGCGGGGCGCCACCATCCGTCTCGCGATCAACAACCAGTCCTACGTCATCGCCGGCATGACCCGCTCCGGCAAGGGCGTCGGCGCGTCCAACCTGGTCGTCGGCACCAGCTTCGACCCGCGGATCAACCTGCGGATCGTGGCAGGGAAGAACAACGGCGAGTGGGACCCCTACGCCAAGACGGGCGTCGCCTCCACCTACTTCAAGCCCAACCCCGAACGGCTCCTGGCCTTGCTGCGGGCGCTGCTCGCCGACAAGGACCGGCGGGAGCGGGACCTGGGCGTACTGGGGAAGTCCAAGCTGGTCGGCCCGGTCATCGAACAGATCGGCGGCATAGAGCTGCTGGTCATCGACGAACTGGCCACCTACACCCGCCCCGGGAAGCCCCTGCGGGACGAGATCCTGGAAGCGCTGATCGAGCTGTCCGCCGTTGCGGCGGGCGCCGGAATCCTCATGGTGCTGATCACTCAGTACCCGGAGGCCGATGTCATCCCGCAGGCCCTCGCCATGAACTGCGGCGCCCGGTGGGCGATGCGCGTCGAGAACGCCACCCAGTCCAACGCGATCCTCGGCGGCGGCCAGGCCAGCGCCGGGAGGGACGCGTCCAAGTTCGATCCGCCGCGGCCCGGCTTCGGCTGGCTCGTCAACCCGTTTGCCGGCGTCACCGACCTTGCCCGCTCTTTCGACCTGGACGAGGACGAGCGCGGCGAGATCACGATGCTACTGGAGAAGGCCGCGAAGATCCGCGAGGGTGCGGGGCGTCTGGCCGGGCAGTGGGACGACCCCATCGAGAAGCATCTCCTCAACGCCACCGGCCTGTCCTCCACGGCCGGCGGACCTAAGCGGGACGGCGTGCCGGGGCGGAACGTCCTGCAGTTGACGCCCGAGCAGCGTATGCAGATGGACGCCTGTCGGGGCTGCCTGATCGCCATGAACGACCTTGGCCGTGACGTGGCTCAGTTGGACGAGATGGCCGAGCTGATCGGTGAGTCGATGACGCCTGACCGGTTGGGTGAACTGCTGCGCGCGGCGGGCGCCGGTTCGACCGTGAAGGTCGTCATCGAGGGCCGCGGCCGGGTGAACGGCTACCGCCGGGCGCCCATCGTCGACGCTCTCCAGTTCCTCGAAGGCGCCTAGACATCCTCGGACAGTGGGGTAGTTCATCCCGTTTAGTCCGCTGGTCAGCGCACGGACGGAGGGTGGGCCCGACCTAGGGACGGCCCACCCCGTGTCCGGCACCAATCCGACCCCCATACCTGCACAAACAGTGCACCTGTCTGGGTGTAAACCACCACAAACCAGAAACGGAGACCATCCTATGCCCAAGCAGTGGAGCGCCGGCCAGGCGAAGAAGTTCGCCCGCGAATTGAAGCTCGGACAGTCCTACTACGTCGTCTACGACATCAGCCGGCGGTGCGCCCCCTACGAGGACTCGCAGCTGTACGGGGAGTACCGGTTCACGGACCGGCTGCCGTTCACCGGCAACCCGTGCACGGAGTCCGGGTACAGCGCGGTGACCCTGTGCCAGACCCGCGGCCCGGTCTACGACGCTCCGCCGCGCGGCATGCGGAACATCGCCGACCCGTCCCCTCAGGTTGCGGGCCCGCTGGGCTCCAACGACTACGAGGGGATCTTGGACGAGGACGAGTTGCGCGGCTTGGAGAAGCAGGCGGCTCAGGGCTCCAACCCGCGCACCCGGCGGCGGCTCGGCGGCTGGCGCGTCTGATGATCACCGACCGGGAGTTGATCCGGGCGTTCGTGGCCGCACGCAGGCGCGGCGACACCGAGGCAGCCCGGGAAGCCGAGCGCATCGCCCGCCACCGGTTCATCGACGACCCACTGACCACCAACGCCTACCAGGCAATCGTCGACATCCAAGCCGCAGTGCCGCCAGGAACCCCGCGGCAAGACACCTGACCCAACCGAAGGAGATCACCGTGCAGTACACGCACCAGTCCGTGAAGGACTACATCGCGGCGAAGAAGCGCGGCGACCGTGCCACCACCGACCGGATCATCCGCGAGGTCACGGCCCGCTTCGACACCCGCACCACCGACGGCAGCGAGGCCGCCGAACTCCTCGACGCCACCATGACCGTCCGCTTCGGCGAGGGGGAGTGACTGCGATGCCGACCCGTGAAGCCCTGCTCGACGCCGCCGCTTCGGCGATGAGGCGAGGCCTGGAGTTGAACGCTCTGGGCGCTGACCCTTCACACCCGGACTACGCGAAGGTCATGCCCGCGCAGCATGCGGCAGCCGCAGCCGGTATCAGCCCGGCCGAAATCTGGCAGGCGGCCACCCAGCCGAAGTAGCTCCGCCCGGGGCGCCCCTCGAATGCCTGGCAGCGACCAGGGGCGCCCCGGTCCCCACGCCCACCCGAAGATCGACGAGGAGAACCCCATCATGCCCACGCTCGCCCACGCGCCCGCAAGTCCGCAGGCGCCGCCCGTCCTCGACCTGGACGCCCGACTTGCCCTGGTCGACGCCGCAATGACGGTCCGCCTGGCCGAGGCCGCGGTCGCGTTCGAGGTGAATACGGCGCACCTGCCCGGCGCCGACCCGATCCCGCACATCGCCGAGACGCCCCTGCCCGCACCGTCCCCGTACCGGACTCCGCTGGCCGACCTGCTGCACCGGGCCCGGCTGCGGATCGAGGCCGACGGCTGGTGCCGCGACGCGGTGTTCGACGAGTCGGGCGCCGTCTGCCCGATCCGGGCGATCCGGCTCGAAGCCCGCGGTGACCGGGGCCTCGCCCACGACGCCTGCGTCGCCCTCCTCGACGCCATCCAGCGGCAGTTCGCCGGCGCCGAGACGATCCCCAGCTGGAACGCCCAGCAGACCAGCGGCGGGCCCGTCCTCGCAGCATTCGACTGTGCCGCCAGCCGCGCCCACGCCCGCAACCAGTAGGAGAGACCCCATGTCGAAGCCCACCCCGGAACAGATCCAGGAAGCAGGCCGCCAGTTGCAGCGCGGTGGATTCCTCGGCCGCGGCAGCCAGAAGAAGGCCGACCAGGTCATCGAGGAAGCCGTCGCCGCCGGCATGGACCGTCAGGCCGTCGCCATGGCCATCCTTGGCGCCGCCGCCGACTACGAGCCCCGACGCTGGGCCAGGTAGTAGACGCAGTCTGATCAGCCCGACACGGCAGGGCCCCGACCGTCCGCGGCCGGGGCCTTCGCCGTGGGTACGGCTCGCGCCATCCACCGGCCGTCGGTCATATATCGGGGCATCATCACCGGCTGGAACCCGGCGTCGACCAGCCTGGCCAGGCCCTCGACGCACTCGTCCTCGTCGTCGGCCTGGACGCTCACCCGGATCGCCATACCGGCAGTCTGCCGCGTCCGTCACCCCGGTGACGGCGGATCCGCCGATTCGGGTCACGGAACAGCGACTCCACCTTCACGCCGCCTCCACAAGCGGCCATCATGCATCCACGCACCAAGTTCCTGGGGGGAACCATGAGCCAGCCCACACCACCCATGCCCGACTTCCCGCCCCCGCCGGCGCCGAAGAAGTCCCGCACCAACGCGATCATCATCGGGGTCGCCGTCGCCATCATCGCCGCGATCATCGGAACCGGTGTCGTCGTCGTGCAGAATCAAAACGACGACAGCAAGCCGGCTGCCACCGCCGAGACGAGTCAGCCGACCGACGATCTTGCCGCCCCGGCCGTCGAAGAGCCGGAAGACCCGGAGCCGACCTACCTCGCGCCAGACGCGGAGGACTTCACCGTCGAGCTGCGCACCACGCGGCGGAAGTGTTTCGGCTCTGCGGGCTGCAACGTGACTGTAGAGCCGAAGCTCGCCTACAACGGGCTCGCTGACGATTTGGACCCGGACGCCACCTTCGAGCTCACCTATGAGATCCGCGGGGGCGGGGATGGGCCGGTAATTGAGACGGCCGAGTTGTCGGATCGGACGACGCTGAACTTCACACCGTCCCTGCTCACTGGTGTCCCATCGAGCGCAAAGCTGTCCGTAGAGATCACTGAGGTCGTGGAGCGCGCGTACTGACAGGCACGGCAGCAGTGAGGCCCCGCCCGGATCCCGGGCGGGGCCTTCGTCGTGTGCGGCTACCGGCGCCGCCGCCACGCCCGCCACAGCCGATATGCCCGGTAGGCGAGCAGCGGCACCACCACGGCGGCGACCACGACACCCACCCACGGCGGTAGGGAGCCGGAGTCCGGCAGGTAGATCGCCGTCACGGGCGTCGCCCCGCCAGTTCATGCATCCTGCGAATCCCCAGCCTGGGCCTTCTTGAGTCGTTCGGCGCGGTCGCGATATCGCTCGTCGGGTTCGATGCCCGCATCCCGGGCCATCTTGCGGACGTGCGCGCCGGTCCAGCCGGAGGCTTTGGCGACCTCGGTCGGCTTGAGGTGCCCTTCGCGGAGAGCGGCGAGGACGAGTTCGCGGAGGTCGTCGCTGGACTTCTTGAGGCGGTCGGCGTCGCGCTGTCGGCGGGCGCCGGCTGTGGCGATCTCTTCGAGGGTGGGTGGCTCGTCGGCGGGGGTCGGCGTCATGGCATCAATCTATCGCAAGGGACTTGCGGTGCCTATGCCTCATGGGTACTGTCTGAGGTGTCTCCAGCGCAACACATGATCGCTAGTGAGTTGCCAGACCTGATCCGTAAGTCGCACCAAGGGGGACCAGATGAACGCCGCCGCCCAGATCCGCCGCACCCACGCCGCCGCCCAGCGAGTGACCAAAGCCCTCGCCTACCGGGCCCGCAGCGGAGCCGTCATCGTCGCCGTCGAGAACGGCCGCCTCGTCCGCACCGGCGACATCCTCAACCGGCTCGGCGCCGCCGACCTCAAGGACGGCTACCAGTCCTGGTACGGCCGGCACGTCAAGAAGGCCCACATCGCCGCCACCGGCAGCGAGCCCGTCCGCGTCTGGGTCCGCCACCGCACCACCGGCAAGTGGATCCACGTCCACGCCTACAGCCCCTTCGACATGGCGCTGTACATCGGCCTCGCCACCTACAAGCAGACAAAGCACCTGGTCCAGCCCAGCCTCTTCCAGGCCGCCTATGCGGAGGCCGCCTGATGCGCCGGCTGGAGTTCAAGCTCGCCGCCGCACGCCTCGCCCTCGCCGCCTAGGAGCCCGCCATGCTGAACCCTCTGATCGTCTGGGAGCCCGGAACCCTCGTCCGCTACCACGGCAGCATCACCGAACTTCACGGCGAGTACCGGGCCTACCCGTGCACCTGCCTCCGCTGCGACGACCCGAACACCGGAAGCGTCCGCTTCGAACTCGTCGACCAGACCGGCACCGTCGTGGCTTCCTGTATCCGGGCCCGTTCCATCACGCGGGTCAACGACGGTGACGCCGACACTGGCCACGACGACTGCATCGAACCGCACTACGACTCGTCAGGCGAGTACGTCGACTGTGACGGCAGGCCGCTGTGATCGCCCGCCCGTCGTCCCCGGTTCCGGTGCCGGATGCGGTGGCCCTGCTGGCCGGCCGTCATCTTCCGGCCCGGGTCCAAGCGGCAGTGGCGGATGCCGCGGAGGCGGCCCGCCTGTACGCCGCCTGCCGCGGCCCCCAGTACACCGAAGCCCGGCAGCTCCTCGAAGCCCGACTGTGCCGAGCCAACAAGGTGCTGGCCGCGCACAATCCTGGGCTCACCGTGCGGTGGGCCAACATCCCAACCCTCATCACGAAGGAGGAGCGATGACCGCTCCCACCCAGCCGCGATTCGTCGTGGAGAAGCACGGGCCCGGCAGCTTCTACGTCTTCGACACGGCCAGCGGTCTGAGCCGCCACCCGTCCTTCACCCGCCGGGGCGCCCAGAAGATCGCCGACCGGAAGAACGCCGAACAGGCCACGAAGGAGCGCCCCTGATGGAGATCGTCAGCATCGACAAGGACGGCAACGTCGTCGTCAAGATGAGCGCACGGGAGACGAAGGCCGTGTACGACGACCTCAACTACATCCCGTTCAACCACATCTCCCCGCCCGGCGCCAAGTTGTGGGCACTGCTGGAGACGATCGCCGGAAGGGAGACGCTGTGACCGCGAAGCCACGTAAGCCGTGGCGGGTGATCCTCACCCAGGGCGGCATCGAGTCCGCCCAGGTCGCCCACACCAGCGAAGCCAAGGCGTACCAGCACGTGCGGACCGCGCTCCAGGCCGGTGCCGACACGGCGTGGGAAGGCGGACGCTGGTGGCACTTCGAAACCGTCCACGCAGACGAGATCCCGCAGGAGCCGTCATGACCGCAGACGGGGAACCGATGGACGTCGAACAGGCCGTCGCGAACCTCGACCGGGCAATGCACGACCCCGCCCGCCGCTCGGACGCTGTCGGAGATCTGTTCGCCGCCCTCGGAGCCGCAGCCCAGCAGGCGGCCGACCTGCGGCGCGCGGCTCGTGAACTCGCCCGCGAAGCCCGGCGCAACGACCCGATCACGCGCGCCAACCGGTCCGCCGGTGCCCGACGCGGATGGGAGAAGCGCCGGGTACGCGCAGAGCGGGAACGGCTCCTCGACTCCATCGGCAACGAGGTCGCCCGGACCGGGCCCGTCTGTGACGAGATGAACCACAACTCCGTCGGCTCCGAAGTCTTCTGCCAGCTCGAGCCCGGCCACGAAGAAGACCACGACGACGACAACGGCACCACCTGGGAACGGGAGGACTGACCATGCGCCACCCCATCCCTGCCCCGCCGCCCGGCCCGCTGGTCGAGCTGGGGACTCCCGCCGACTGGTGGGACGAAACCCCCGCCGAATGCGCCCGCTACGACCGCGCACATTTTGACCGAGACGAGGACTGATGAACGAGTACCCCTACCTGCCGCCCGCCTGCAAGCAGGACCGCTGCAACCACGAGGCCGGCCAGTGCCTCCGCTACCGGTCCCGCCGCTGCCTCTCAGGCGAATGCACCCACGCCGGCCAGAACCTCCTCTGCGCCGTCAACTACCCGACCCAGAGCACCGCGGCCAGCCGATGACCGTTCCGAACCCGATGGGCTGCGCCGCGTGCGGCATCGACCGCCGCGGCCACGGCCGCCAACACACCGAGCAGGCCGGCTGGCACGCCTGGACCGAGCCCACCCAGCAGCAGATCAAGGACCGCGTGCTCGCCCGGCGAACCGAGAGGAAGCGCCCGTGACCGGCCGCCTGTCCGCGAAGGCGGCCCGCGCCGTCCTGGATGCCGCCGAGATCGTGAAGGCCCCCGACTGGCCGGAGACCCGACACTGGCATGTCGTCTCCGGCGGGCGGACGCTCGTCGTCATCGAACCGTCCTACGGCGGAACATCCCGCACCGGACGTAACGGATGGAACTGGTGGCTCGCCGATGGGGCCCGCAGCCGGCACCAGCCCGAACCCGCCCGCGAGAAAGCCGCCCTCGCCGGGCTCGCCGCCTGGCAGCGATGGGCCACCAGCAAGGAGACGCCGTGACCGTGGACACCGAACGGCAGGTGATGCAGCCCGTGTTCGAGATCGGCGGCCAGCAGTACTGCGCGGGGGACCAGGTGCGGTTCCCGCGCGCCGCCACCCGCAAGGACCGGGCCCGCATCTACGACATCACCGAAGCGGGTCCCGGCGGGATCACCGCCGAGGTCGACGGATGCCGGTACCAGCTCAGCCGGGGCGACATCGCCGCCATCGGCATCACGCACGCAGACGGGGAGAACCGATGAGACCACTGCTCCTGATAGATGTCGACGGGCCCCTCAACCCGTGGGCAGCCAAGCCGTCTCGCCGTCCCGAGGGCTACCAGACGCACCGGATGCGACCCACCGGCTGGGAGCAGCCGTGGCAGAAGCCGCTCCGCGTCTGGCTCAACCCCGCCCACGGTCCCGCCCTCCAGGCGCTGCCGTTCGACCTCATCTGGTGCACCACCTGGGCGCACGAGGCCAACGAGTGGATCGGCCCGCACATCGGCCTGCCCGAACTGCCCGTCATCGAATGGCCCGACGGTGCGCAGCAGCCCCGATCCGGTTGTGTCGGCGGCACCTTCTGGAAGACCCGCCACGTCGTCGACTGGGCCGCGGGCCGCTCGTTTGCATGGATCGACGACGACTTCGACGACATCGACCGCAAGTACGTCGACCACGAACACGACGGGCCCGCGCTCCTGCACTGGGTCAGCCCGCGAGACGGACTCCTCGACCGAGACTTCAAAGCGCTCGCCCGGTGGGCAGCCCGGCTCAACAGCAACGACGAAGTGGCGTGACCGCCCCGCCGAGGGCCCGCACCTGACACGGTGGGGGCCCTCACGCATGCAGTGGGCAGACTGTAGGGAGATCACCGGAAGGAGGTGAGACCGTGCCCGTCAGGTCCAGGGCGCAATGGCGCTGGATGTTCGCCAACAAGAAGGCGTTCGCCCACCGCTGGGCCCGCTCAAGGAAGCGCCGCTACGGCAAGACCACCGGCTACCGCACCCTCCCCGCGCGGAAGCGAGCCCGCCGCTAGGCAGCAGCCAGCCCCCGCGAGCCCCCGCCCTCCTCTTCGTCCTCGGTCTCGTCCTGGCCCTCGTCCGATCCGGCCTCGGTACCGTCACTGTCGGCTTCGTCCTCGTCGTTCGGCTCCTCAGGCTCCTCGCCGCCGCCGGTGTTGAACGGGTCGCCGGCCGGGGCCATGGACTGCTTGTCGTCGCGGATGCGCCGCACCTCGGCCATGATGTCGGCGTCGTCCCAGGACGGCTCCCGCATCTTCACCTTCATGAACGTGGAGATCGCCCCCGCCGAATCCAGCAGCGACAGAGTCCGTGCGGTCGCTTCCGGATCGGGTTGCACCGCCTGCGGCCACGACGCGGTCAGCTCAGCCGCAGGATCGACACCCTTCGCGCGGCAGTGCCGCACGTCGACCATCATCATCGTCGTCAGATGGTCGAGCAGCGCCGGCCGCTGGTACAGGATCTTCGTGCCGCGGGTCGTCAACGACTCTTCCTTGCGGGCCGTCACCTCGGTCGCCGTCGTCGCGACCGTCCCCTCCTCGCCGAAGCTCTGCGCGGAGTAGCCGGCGCTCGAGAGGATCTGGCGGCGCAGGGCCTTCGCGGTCCGTTCGTGCTCCTCAACCCGGATCTTGAACTGGATGTCGGTGATGGAATCCTTCGCGTCGCCGCTGTCCAGCATGTTCAGGGCGACCTGCACCTCCTGCTCCAGGTTGTAGGAGCCGCCCGTGCCCGGCCCGTCGGTGTCGAGCATCGACTGCGGGATCAGCAGCCGGGCCTTACCCAGCCGTAGGTCCCTCATCCAGCTCGTCCAGGATTCGTCGAGGGCATCCATGAGCGGCTCCACCCCAGACAGGTCTGACCGGCCGAGCGGCGCCGTGTTCGGCACCCCGTCCCACACCCGGTTCGGCAACACATTCGGTACATGCGTGATCAGCAGCCGGCCGATGCCCGTCGACTGCCGGCCCTGACTGTCGGTGCGCGCCACCAGGTACTCGGTGTCCGGATGGTCGGCCAGACTGTCCGCCCGCATCCCGAGTACACCAGGGCCGCCCTCGTACAGGCCGTACTCGATCGCCCCCGGCGTGTGGAACTCCAGCAGCCGCCACACCTTCGACGTGTCCGCAAGAGGCGCCAGCTCCCGCCACACGATCGCCTCCGCCAGCTCACCCCACCGCCACGTCGGCACCACCGCCTCAGGGGCGATCACATCCGTCCACGGCCGCGGGCGCAGCGTCGTATCCCACACCACCCGCAAGTAGACGTTCGACAGGCCCGCCGTCAACTCCGCGGCCTCCCGCAGCTTCGCGTGGCCGCGGTCGTCGAGGTAGCGGCCGATCTGCGCTGTCGTCGTCTTCGCGGTGGCCTTGTCGGTGGAGTCGGCGTCGACCGTCACCTGCGGCACGTCCGCCCACAACAGGTTCGCCGACAGCTCGGCGATGTCCGCGGCGATCGGCACGTGCAGCTTGGCGGCCTGCTGGCCGGGCGTGGCGTCCTGCCCCCAGAAGGTACGCAGCTCGTCACCGCCAGCAGCACGCCGCTGGTCCACGTCGAAGAACTGGCGGGCCACAGCGTTGGAGCGGTAGTTCGTGGGCCCGCCGTACACGGCGGCCAGATGATCTGTGTTGCCGGAGTACCAGGCCCGCCACATGTCCATGTCGGCGTGCGGGATCTCCAGGGCAGGCGGCGGCCAAGTGGTGTTCCCGGACGGGGGCAGTGGCATGACGGTCTCCTTCTAGGCTGCGAGGGCGAGCTGGCGCTGCCACAGGGGTCTGGTCGTGAAAATGCCGTAGCGGAGGGCGTCGACGCCATGGTCAGCAACCTTCAACGGCTGCTCCTCGCCGCGCAGGGCGGCCTTGTCGTCCCAGCTGTAGCCGCCGATCTCCTGGATCAGGGCTTCGCAGGACTTGTGGACGAGGAGCTTGTTCGAGGCGAGCAGCGCGGCCACGGTGCGGATGCCGTCCATGACGTCGTTCTTCGCCGGGGTCGGGGTGAGCCGGTCCCGCTTCAACTGGGTGACGAAGGAGGCGGCGGAGGGGTCGACGGTCACGAACTGGGGACGAACGGCGCCGATGCCCGGGACCTCGGACAGCCACCCCCGGAGCCGCTGCGAGTACTCGGTGTCGGTGAGCTGCTTCTTCGTCTGCCGCGCCTCGTAACGCCACTCCGCCGCCGCGTACAGGCGCCGGTCGCGCCCCAAGCCCAGCAGGACTGCATGGAACGGGTTCGACGTGCCGTAGTCCACGCCGAGGCTGATCCACTTGTGGATGCCGTCCCGAGGCAGCGACGAGACGATATGCCGGTCGCGGTCCCACGAGTCGTAGATCGCACCCTCCGCGGCCACCCACTCGCCCAGGATGAACCGCCGGTAGAAGAGGCCCTCGTGGGAGGCCTTCATGTCGGCGACGTAGTCCTCGTCGAGGAACGGATTGTCGTCGATCGTGAACGAGAACCTGCTCACCGGCTTCCTGCCGGCCTGCGACAGCCAGTCCCGCATGAACCAGTGCGCCGGATTGTCCGGGTTGGTGGTGCACAACAGCTGGGCGCCGCGCACCGACATGCGACCGTACAGCTGCTCGAAGAAGATTTGCGGGACGAGGGTGACCTCGTCGACGTAGGCGCCGCACACCGTCATACCGCGGATCTTCGGTTCGGACTTGGCGTCGTTGGCGCCGATGACGTGCACCACCCGGCCCAGAATGATCGCCGTGGGCGCGCCAGGCGTGTAGTGGATCAGGGACGCGATCGGCCCGAACAGGGCCGGATCCTGCATGGGCAAGAACAAGTTGCGGTGGATGGTTTGCGACGTCTTCCCGATCATCACTAGCTCGCCTGTCGTCGGCGCATTCGCAATGAAGATCAACCACTTGAGCAGAGACGCGATCGTCTTGCCCGACCGGATCGCCCCCTCCCAGCACGAGATTTTGGTCGTCGACTCGGCGACAGACCGGATCTGCTTCCGGGACAGGGGCATCGTCTCGAGCACGGCTACGCCTCGTCGCCCTCGGCCTCGTCCTGCTCCCGCGAGTACCGGACGAGGGCATCGCCCAGCGACCCCAGCATGCTCTTGGCCGAATCGAGTCCGGACGCCTCGGCCGGCGGCACCAGCTTCAGCACCTTGTCCACGGCGATCGCCGCGGCGGTGATGAGTGCCTTCCGGTCCGCGTTCGGCGCCTCGGTGAAGGTGTGCTCGTTGTACTCGTTGTCCTTGCCGCCGAAGGCAAAGACGGTGGTCGGCTGGTAGATGCGGCGCAGGGAGTCCTCGGCGATCTCCATGAACTGCTCGGCGATCAGGCTGCGGCGCTCCTCGAGGTCTGCGGCGCGCGCCTCGGACGCGGCACGGATCTTCGACCGGTCGAAGGTCAGACCGAGGTGGGCGGCCGTGCGGGAGATCACCGAGTTGGTGATGCCCATCTCGCGGCTGATCTCGTTACGGCCCATGCCGAGTGCGTGGAGCTCTCGAAGCTTGGGCCATTTGTCCTCGGCCATGATCTCTCTGGCCATTCAGGGCCTCCAGGTGGTGCGGGCGCGGCGGCGCAGGAGGGTGGGCAGGGGCGTCCCCGAGACAGGCCACGCCGGTGACCAGGGGATCAGTGCACAGCGGCAATGCGGATGGCGAGGTGGTGAACTGATCGCCGTCGTGAACACGGTGCGCTGCGGGTCGAGAGACAGGCCGCCTCGGAATCGCTCTCCGGGGCGGATGTGGAGTCCGGCGTAGGCACGGCATGCAGCGCAGGCCCCGGCCTCGGTGACCCACAGCAGGCGAATGTCAGGGCCGAGACTGCGGGCAATGTGCCGTGCGGCGTTGGCGGCAGCACTGCCGACCGCAACGGCGGTGGCCCTGGCGATCCTGCCGACGGCACGCCTGGCCCGGGAAAAGGCGGAGTTGAGGCCGGCGAGGCCCATCGCGGTGAGGCCGGTGGTGGTGAGCAGGGCGAGCGCATGGCCCTGCTCTTCCTGGATGGCGGCGGGGATGGACGCGGCGGCGGTGCGGGCGTCAGCCCCGGTGTCGACGATGGCGGGCGGGACGGGCTGGCCGCTCATGGTGGCGGCGATGGCCACGTTCTGCTGGGCGCTGCTTTGTGCCGCGTTGAACGCGGCTCGTTCGGCGACGGCTTGGGCTTGCGTGCTCTTACCAGCGAAGGCTCGGCGGAGGAGTTCGCGCGCCCAGGTGATGAAGTCGGCGAGCCGTTCGGGGATTTGCTGGCCGATGGTTTCGCGGATCCAGCGGGTGACGGCGGCGGCTTGGGCGTCGGTGAGGGCTTGGGCGAGGGGCCGGGTGGCGTCGGCGATGGCGCGCTGTTCGAGGGCGCGGAGCCGTTCGGGCTGCTGCTGTGCCCGGTCGGCGATCTGTCCGCTGTCCACTCAACACCCCCCATCATCCTTCGAATCTAAGAGAATCTTGCCTTCTCGCCTTTGATTGTGCAGCATTGAGGCAGGTTCAGGGTTAACATCGTGGCCAACGCGAGGTGATCAAGGCATCACCGACCCGCGCAGGCCGCCCAAGGAGGCACCGATGTCGACCCCCGCCCAGCCCGACAACGCACCCGCGGAACCGAGCACCCAGCCGGCCACCCCGCCCGCGCCCGAAGGCACCCCCGCGCCGACTCCGCCAGAGCCGACCGCAACCCCCGCCACGCCCGCGCCCGAGCAGCAGCCCGAGCCGACCGCGCCGACCGAACCCAAGGGGAAGTCCCCGAAGTTCGAGGGCGAGTTCGACCCGGCGAAGTTCGAGAAGCTCGTCGAGAACATCCGAGGCGACGTCGCAGCTGAGAAGGCCAAGCGCGAAGCCGCAGAGAAGCGGGTCTCTGAGATCGAGCAGAGCCACGCCGACTTCATCAAGAAGCTGGCCGGGCTCGCCGGTGTCAAGACCGACGAGGAGAAGCCGCCCACCCCCGAAGAGCTCGCCAAGCAGCTCGCGGATGAGCAGGCCCGGACCAAGGCGTCCGACGACCGCACCCGCGAGATCCGGGTTGAGCACGCCCTCTACAAGGCTGCACACAAGCTGCAGGCTGACGCAGAGCTTCTGACAGCCGTTCTGGCCCACGGCGGCCAGCTCGCCAAGCTCGACCCGAACGCCGAGTCGTTCTCGGCCGACGTGGAGCAGGCAGTCAAGGCAGCCGTCGAAGCAAACCCGAAGCTCAAGGCCAAGGCGCCGGAGCCGAAGGAGCCGGCCCCCACTCCTGCGGCGGGCGCACCGATGGACGGGGCCCCCGGCGGAAAGCGGCAGCTCGGCAAGGCGGACGTGGACCGAATGACCCCCGAGCAGATCGATCAGGCCGTGAAGGACGGACGACTCAAGTCCTACCTGGGCGGCTAGGCCACTTAGGAGCCTCCGTTGTCCATCAACAACTTCAAGCCCGAGGTCTGGAGCGCGCAGCTTCTCGTCGGCCTCCGCGGCGCCCTGGTGTACGCGCAGCCGCAGCTCGTGAACCGCAACTACGAGGGCGAGATCACGACCCGCGGCCAGTCCGTGCACATCACCACGGTCGGCGATCCGACGATCTTCGACTACGACGCGGGCGACACGATCAACTACGAGGACATCGAGACCGCGGGCACGGACCTGATCATCGATCAGGCCAAGGCGTTCGCTTTCAAGATCGACGACGTGGACAAAGCCCAAGCCCTCCTCAACCCCATGTCGGACATGGCGCAGAACGCCGCCTACGGACTCCGCGACAAGGCCGACGCCTACGTCGCCAGCCTCTACACCGGCGTCGCCGCCGCCAACACGGTCGGCACCACCGGTGCACCGATCAGCCTCAGCGATCCGAAGGACGCCTACGACAAGGTCCTCGTGCCGCTGCGCACCCGGCTCGACCGGGCCAACGTCCCTACCGAGGGGCGCTACTTCGTTGGCTCCCCCGAGTTCGAGGGCGCACTCCTCCGCGACGACCGGTTCGTCCGCGTCGATGCCTCCGGAAGCGAGCAGGGCCTCCGCAACGGCATGACGGGTCGCGCCGCCGGCTTCGACATCCTCAAGTCGAACAACACCCCCAACCCGACCGGCAGTGTCCAGGTCATGCAGGCCGGCTACCCGGGGGCGATCACCTACGCCGAGCAGATCCTGGAGACCGAGGCGCTGCGCCTCCAGTCCACGATCGCCGACGCCATCCGCGGCCTCCACGTATACGGCGCCAAGTTGCTGCGCCCGACCGGCATCGCCGTGGCGTTCGTCCAGCCGTGATCTTCCGGCGTGATCCTCGCCGCCTCTTCTGACCCCGGGAGCCCTCCCATGCCTCGCACAGCTGTCAGCTACACCCCGCTCGTCCCGAACGGGCACCTGTCCAACCCGGCCGGTACCACGATCGACGCTGCCCTCGTCACCAACGGCGTCGTCATCAACGGCGTCGACCCGGAGCACACCCTGCTGCGCGTCAACAACACCGCCACGAGCGCCAAGAACGTAACCGTCCGCACCGGCAGCGGCCACCAGTCATGGATGGCCGGACAGGGCGACATCGTCCAGTCCGTCGGTGCGAACACCGGCTCCGAGTTCCTCGGCCCGTTCACGTCCGCCCGGTTCCAGCAGGCCGGCTCGAAGCTGCATGTCGACTTCGAGTCCGGGTTCACCGGCACGATCACCGTGTTCAAGCTGCCGAAGGCGTTCTGACATGGGGCGCCGCGAGTACATCGGTACGGGAGGGCTCCGGGTTCACCTGGACGATCCGCCCACCCCGGAGATGGCCAAGCAGATCAAGCGCGGCGACCTCACGCCCGTGAACGGCCAGGCTCCGGACGTGGAGGCCGGAGACAAGTCGCTCGTCGTCGTGCACGGCTCCGAGGCTTCGACCGCGGACCGGTTCGGAGTGCACCGGCCGGCGCCCGGCGAGAAGCCGGACCCGCGCGGCACGGCCAAGGACTGGGCGACCTACGCGGTTGCGCTCGGCCTGGAGGCCACGCAGGCGTCCACGCTGTCCCTGACCCAGCTGCAGGAGTGGGTTGAGGCGCACGAGAACGCGCTGGGGGAGGGCGTCGAGGCGCCCGTGCCCGCGGTTGACGCGGACTCCCCGGACGCAGTCGTCCCCGACGGCGCCTCCGGGCCGCCGCAGGTGGAGAAGCCTGCGTCGAACGCGAAGGTCGCCGACTGGCGCACCTACGTGATCGCGCTCGGCATGGACCCGAACGAGGCGAAGGACGCCACGAAGGCCGACTGCCAGGACTACGCGCAGACCGTCGAAGAGGCCCGCGCCGCCCAGCCCGGCGAGGACTCCGAGACCGAGGGCCAGGAGTAGGCCATGGCGTATGCGACCGTCAGCGACCTCGAGGCGTGGCTCACCCCCGAGCCTGCGCCGGCGAATGCTGTGCGCCTGCTGGAGCGGGCGTCCACGGCGATCGACAGGGCGTTGTACGGCCTCGCATACGACAGGGACGATCCCGAAGTGCTGAAGGTGCTGTCGCGGGCGTGTGTGCGGCAGGCCCACTGGCTGATCGACCGTGAGGACGAGACCGGCGCTCAGGATGACCTGGCGTCGATGTCGACGGGGCAGCGCTCGTTTTCCCGGCGCGCACCGAAGGACGGCGATAGCAGCGGTAGCAGTCAGCGGCTGACCTCGTCCGCCGCCGACGTCCTGAAGGTCAGCGGTCTGTTTCACGGCTTCGTCTGGACGTGGGGCTGATGCCGTACAACATCGGCCGCCAGACCGTCACCGTCCTCGCCGCACCGCTGATCGACGGCCCGTACAACTCCAAGGTGCGGGACTGGGAGAACGCCAACCAGACTCCGGTGTCCGGCTGCACGGTCGACATCACCGGCACGTCGGAGACGAAGAACGCGTCCGACCAGACAGTGACGACCGCCCGCCTGGACCTGCCTGCGCACGCGCCGGTCGCCGTGACCGAGTGGATGCGCGTCTCCTGGCAGGGCCGCACCTGGGAAGTCGACGGGGTCCCCTCCGACCCGGAAGCGGCCGGGCCTCTGGCCGGGCAGGTCGTCAACCTGCGGGAGGTGGCGGGCTGATGGCCACCCGAGTCGACATCGACGTGGAGATCGACGCCGAGGCCATCGAGGTCGATCTGCCGCTCGACGATGCCGTGCAGGCCGACCTTGCGGGGCGCATGAAACGCGTCGAAGCCGTGGCCATCGCTACAGCACCCGTCTACACGGGCGAGTTCCGCGACAGCATCCACGCCGTCGAGCAGCCCGACCCGGACGGCACCCGGCACGTCGACGCCGACGCCGCCCACTCCTACTACGTCGAGCACGGCACGACGCAGCGGGACCGCCACGGGCGGGCGATCCACCGACCCCACTACACGCTCGGTCACGCACTTGACGCTGCCGGCGGCGACCACTGATGAAGGAGAACACCGATGGCTGACGGCGACGTCGTGAAGATGAAGCTCACGTTCTGGCGGGGCGACAAGGCCCCCGGCGACCTCATCGAGGTCCCCGCCGACGAGGTGCACCGCTGGAAGGGCTTCGCTGAGCAGGTCGGCGAACCCACACCGTCCGGCGAGTCGACCACCCCGGCAGCCGCGAACAGCCCGTTCCCGCGGCCGGCCGACGGGGCGAAGGTCGACGACTGGCGTACCTACGCCGTCCACCTCGGCATGGAGCAGGCCGACGCCGACAAGGCCACCAAGGCGGACCTCCAGGACTACGCGGCCAAGACCGCCGCCGGGTCGAAGGCCTGACATGGCGACGCCGGTTGTCCTCCCCGACAGCAAGCAGATCGCCATCGACCTGCTGTCGGCCGCCCTCGACGGCGTGCACGTCACGGGGAAGCTGCCGGAGGGCGCAGCGCTCAACGCGGTTCTGCCCGCGGTGCGGATCCTGCGGATCGGCGGCGTAGCGGACCTGCGGGGCTGGGCCGATCCGGCGACACGGGACAACCCCCGCTTCTCCGTCGACTGCTACGGCGCAGACGAAGGCAAGGCCATGCAGCTCGCGCTGCGCGTCCTCGCCGTCTGGGAGGTGCTCACAAGCCGGTCCACCGCCAACGGCGAGGTGACCGGCATCAGCCAGGAGACCGGCCCGCAGGACCGGCCCGAAGACCTCAACTCCGACGCATTCCGCGTCGGGATGATCCTGGGGATGAGCGTGCGCCCACCCCGTGTGACCAGCTAGGAGGCCCATCGTGGGCGACGCAGCGAACATCATCGTCGGCACAGCCGGCAAGGCATACCGGGCCGAGGTCGGGGCGACGTTCCCGACCGGCCCGGAGGAGGCGTGGGGCAGCGACTTCACCGACCTCGGCTTCATCACCCCCGACGGGTTGGAGGAGGCGCTCGAGGAGGAGCGCACCCAGCTCGACGCGTGGGGCGAGGACGCCCCGGTCGTCGACCTCGCCAGGAAGCGCACCCAGACGTTCAAGTTGGTGTTCCGCGAGACGAACGCCTACAACCTCAGCCTGTACTACCAGGTGCGGCTGGCGTCGATGACGTCGACTCCGGCGGTGACCACGCCCACGGCGAAGAAGCAGTTCGTCAGCTTTGGGTCCGGGTCGGTGAACGACACGGTAGAGATCGCCCTCGGCCTCGACGTGATCATGTCGGGGAAGCGGCACCGCATCATGATCGCCCGCTGTGGCGTGTCCGACCGCGAAGCCGTCAAGCACTCCTCAGAGGAGTCCTCGAACTTCGGCATGACGTTCACCGCCCTCGCCGCGCCGGGTGGTGCACAGAGCGTCCAGCACATGATCACCGACGTCACGCTGCCCGCCCCCGAAACGCCGTAACCCCCGACTGGTGGTCCGTCGCGCTCAATCCCTTGGGCGGGGGCGGCACGACGGACCACCTGCACGCCCCCGCCCCGCCCTCGCCCAGAAGGAACCCCAGCCATGTCCAAGCCCAACCGCAAGGTCATCCGCCTCCAGCAGATGCGCGCCCAGCGCGCACAGGCCACCAAGACCCAGTTCGTCGACATCGTCTTCGAGAACGAGCACGGGCAGGAAGAGACGTGCACCCTGCCCACCCAGGACGACTGGCCCGTCGAAGTCATCGAGGCGGTGGAGAAGGACGGCGGTGACGCCAACATCGGCCTGCTCCGACAGCTCGCCGTACCCCCGGACTCCTTCGACCGGCTGCTGAAGATCGGCCGGCTCACCGTCGGCGAACTCAAGGAGATCGTCGAAGACCTCTCCGACGAGGCCGGGACGACGGAGGGGGAAGGCAGTGGCTCCTCGACGTCCTCCGACAGCACGCCGGGAGCCTCCGCGCCGACATCCAGCGCTACTACCCAGGCCGCCGCCTAGAGGAGTTCTGGCGCATGTCCACCGGAGACGGGTCGATGAACTGGGCCGAGCTACGCGACCTGGTCCAGGCACTCCCCGAGGACTCCGCCACCAAGGCCGCCCTCGCAGGCGACACAGAAGGCCGCCGCTGGGACAGCAGCACTTTCCTCCTCGCCGCCATCTACAACGCCCATCTGATGAGCATCCGCATCCTCTGGTCCGCCCACCTGAAAGGGCGGCCACCCGCGATGGAGCCGATCCAGCCGCCCGCGCTGGAGGCGCACGAGGAAGCCGACGCGGCCAAGGAACAGGCGCAGCAGCGGGCCGAGCAGTACCTGGACGGCTTCTCCCCGGCACGGGCCCAGGAGACCGACCAGGCAGAAATCGACGAATGGCAGGCCCGGCTCGCCGAGCTCGACGCAGCACACGGATAGGGGAGGGAGGGCAGCATGGCGGAGCCCAGTGTCGTCGGACGCACCCGGGTATCGCTGATACCGGACACGACGCGTTTCGGCGCGACCATGCTGGAGGAACTCCCGAAGGCGGCACGGCCGGGTGCCATCAAGGCCGGCGACGTCATCGCCGACACGATCACCCGCAAGGTGCGGAGTGCGGTCGCCAAGCTGAAGCCCGTCGTCAAGGTCGGCCTCGACCTTGACACGGCGGCGACGAAGACGGCGCTGGACAAGCTGACCGCCCCCCGCAAGATCAAGCTCGGTGTCGACCTCGACACCGGCACGGCGAAGACAAAACTCGACGAGCTCACGAAGGCCCGCACCGTCAAAGTCACGGCGCAGCTCTCGGACCAGCAGGCAACGGCGACTCTCGACAAGCTCACCAAACCCCGCACCGTGAAAATCACGGCGTCCGTGGACAGCACCGAAGCCGAGAAGAAGCTCGACACACTGGTCCGGCAGCGGACGGTCGACATCCTCCCGCAAATCCAGAGGGCCGCCTACGACCGGGCAGAACGGGACCTTGCCCGACTCTGCCGGGACCGCTACGTCAACATTTACACGCGGGTCAACACCCGCGTCGGTGCACAAGATCTGCAGAACCTGACCCGCAATCGCACAGTGCGGATCGACGCAGACGTCGACACGCGGGCCGCAGCGGCGAGCCTGGCGGCCCTGACCGCCCGGCGCAGCGTCACCGTCAACGCGAACGCCGACACCGCCGCCGCAGCAGCCCGCCTCGCCCTGCTCACACGGGACCGCAGCATCAACGTCCGGGTCCGTACCATCGGCCTCGGCGCACTCACCGCAGGACTCGGCGCCGCCGGAAGCAGCGGCAGAGCCTTCTCGTCTCTGGGCGCCCGAATCGCTGCGATCGGCGTAGCCGCCATCACGGCCCTGCCCACCATCGCCTCCCTCGGCTCCGCCCTCGCACAGCTCGGGCCACTCGCAGCAACCGCAGCCCCAGCGCTCGGTCTCCTCATCGGCGGATTCGCCGCGATCAAGATCGGCACCAAGGGTGTCGGTGACGCCATCAAGGCCGCCTTCCAGCCCGTCGCCGCAGAGGGCGCGAAGGCTGCGTCGGCAACCCGGCAAGTCGAGGACGCGCAACGCTCCCTCGCCCGCGCCCAACGCGCCGTGTCGGACGCCCAACGGGCCGCAGCCGAACGCGTCCGCCAAGCCGAACTTCAAGTCGCCAACGCAGAACGCGACCTCGCATCGGCACAACGCGACGCCCGACAGGCACAGCAGGATCTCACCGCAGCCCGCAGGCAAGCCGCCCGCGACCTGCAGGACATGAACCAGCGGCTCAAAGAAGGCCGCCTGTCCGAGGCAGAAGCCACCCTCGCCATCCAGCAGGCCGAGGAAGACCTGGCCCGAGTCCGCTCCGACCCGGCCGCAACCCAGTTGCAGATCCAGCAGGCTGACCTCACCCGCGAGCGGGCGGTCGCGTCGCTGGAGGCGCAGCGCATCGAAATGCAGCGCCTCCAGCAGGACACCGCCGCCGCCAACAAAGCCGGCGTCGAGGGCTCGCAGGCTGTCGTCCAGGCCAAGCAGCAGATCGCCGCCGCGGACACGCGGGTAGCTGATGAGCAGCGCACCCTGGCCGAGGCGCAGCGCGATGTGACCCGCGCCCAGGTGGACGGCCAGCGGCAGGTCGCCGACGCGCAGGAAGCCGTAGCGGACGCGGTACGCCGCCTCGGCGAAGCGCAGGAGACCACGGCCGCGCAGACCAGCAAACTGGACGAGGCCCTCGCCCGTCTGTCGCCGAACGCCCGCGCCTTCGTGGGAGCCCTGCAGACGATGGCACCCGCCTGGCGAGGCATGAAACTCGACGTACAGGACGCCCTGTTCGCCAACCTCGGTAGCCGCCTTCAGACGGTGGGCGGACAGATCCTGCCCACCGTGCGGGCAGGCCTCGTCGGCGCTGCCGGCGAGCTCAACACGAAGGCGCACAACGCACTCAGTGCTGTGTCCAATCTGCAGCGGGCGGGAACACTCGGTCAGGTCTTCGACGGGCTGCGGCAGAACCTGGGCACCGTCTCCCGTATCCCCGGCCAGCTTGTCACTGGCTTCGCGCAGCTGTCGGTGGCCGCCCAGCCCGCCTTCGACCGCATGGCGAGCGGCCTGGCCGGGGCCATGGACCGGGCCATGGCCAAGCTCGGCACCGCCTTCCAGGACGGCCGACTTGAGGAGGCCATCAACACGGCACTCGACGTGGCCGTCAAGTTCGGCGGCGTCCTCGCCGACCTGGGCGGCATCTTCGCCGGGATCTTCAAGGCCGCGGGCGCGGCGGGCGGCGACTTCTTCGGCGTCATCGGCGCAGCGCTGAAGGAGATCCGCCGGGTCATCGAGATGCCCGAGGTGCAGGCGGCCCTGACCCAGATCTTCAAGGCCCTCAACGCCGTCGCCGGACTGCTGGCCGGAGCGCTCGGCGCAGCCTTGCAGGCATTCCTGCCGGTGCTCGCCGCCATGTCCCCGGTCATCCAGCAGCTTGCGGAGAAGCTCGGCCCGGTCGTCGCCCAGATCTTTCAGCAGCTGGCCACAGCGCTGATGCCGGTCATCGAAGCACTGATGCCGATCATCGCCGATGTGGTCGGCGTCATCGCGGACCTGGCCGTGCAGCTGCTGCCGCTGCTGCAACCGATCGGCCTGCTGATCGCCGAGATCCTGAAGGCGGTCGCCCCGTTCATCACGATGATCGGCGGGCTGCTGACTACGCTGCTGCCTCCGCTGGTGCAGGCCATCACCCCCGTGATCATGGCGCTGCTGCCCGCAGTCGCCATGATCGGGCAACTGCTGGCCCAGCTCGCACCACTGTTTCCGCCGATCCTCCAGGCGCTCCTGCCGCTGCTGCCGCCGCTCACCCAACTGGCCCTGTCGCTCATCACCCTGGCCATGCAGGTCATCACCCCGCTGATGCCACTGATCATCATGCTGGCCGGGCTGTTCACGAAGGTACTCGCCGGGGCGATCGGCTACCTCGTGCCGATCATGAACAAGGTGATCGGCGGCATCACCTGGTTCGTCGACATCCTCACCAAGGGCGTCAAGAAAGTCTTCGAAGGCTTCCACTGGCTGTGGGACAAGCTGCTCGGCCACTCGATCATCCCCGACATCGTCAACGGCACCGTCGGCTGGTTCAAGAAGCTGTGGAACTGGCTGCGGGACCTCGTCACCACCATCAAGAACGGAGTCGTCGCAGGCTTCCGGGGCCTCAAGAACGGGGCCGTCGAGATCTGGGAGTCGTTCTGGGGCCGGGTGAGGTCCATCGCCTCCGGCGCCTGGAAACTCGTCCGCGACGGATGGGACACGTTCGCAGGCAGCCTGACCGGCGCCTTCAAGGACGCCGTCAAGGGACTCGGAAAGGCCTGGCAGGGCCTGCAGAACCTGGTGAAAGCCCCCATCCGGTTCTGGATCGAAACCGTGTTCAACCGCGGCGTAGTCTCCGTCTGGAACAAGACCGCTGCCAAGATTCCCGGCGTCCCAGACCTGAAGCCAATGGCCCTCCCGAAGGGCTTCGCCCGCGGCGGCATCCTCCCCGGCTGGTCCACATTCCGCGACGGCGACGACCAACTCGTCCCCATGCGGCGCGGCGAAGGCGTGTACGTCTCCGAAGTCATGGCCGACCCCTACGAGCGGGCCCGCCTCCATGCCCTCAACGCCGCAGCCATCCGCGGCCAACACCCTGCCGTCGCCCGCGCACAGATGGGCTTCGCCGAGGGCGGCATCCTCGGCGGCATCAAGAACGTCGGCTCCAGCATCGTCTCCAGCGTCGGCAACGTCCTGGAAAAGGGAGCCGACGCAGCCCGCGGCACCCTCGCCGACCTCGCAGCAAAGGCGTTCAAGCCCGTCAAGTCCGGTATCACCAAGGCCCTGGGAAAGAACAAGAGCGGCTGGCCGGGCGCGATCGCCGGCGCCCCACTGAACCTGATCGACAAGGCGATCGACTACATCCGCGGCAAGGACATTCTCGAATCGACCGGCTCATGGATCAAGCCGGTGAACGCCCCCTACGGCACGAAGTTCGGGCAGCGCGGCTCGATGTGGTCGTCTGGCCGGCACACCGGCCTGGACTTCCCTGCCAAGACGGGCACCAAGGTCGTCGCCGTCGACAACGGCACCGTCCAGAAGGTGCAGTCGGGCGGCCCCTACGGCAAACACGTCACCGTCTCCCACGGCGGCGGCCTGCAGTCCCTGTACGCACACATGTCAGCGATGGCCGCCAAGGCCGGTGAGGGCATCAAGCGGGGCGCCCGGATCGGCTCCGTGGGCGCCACAGGCAACGTCACCGGCCCGCACCTTCACCTCGAGGCGCGTGTCAACGGCAAGTCCGTCGACCCGATGAAATACCTGACCGGTGGAGGCGAGGGCGGGTCCGGCGTGCAGCGCTGGACTGGTGTAGTCCGCCAGGCCCTCGGTGACCTCCGCCAGTCGGTGTCGCTGGTGTCGACGACGCTGCGCCGCATGAACCAGGAGTCCGGCGGCAACCCGAAGGCCGTCAACCGCTGGGACTCCAACTGGCAGGCCGGTCACCCGTCGGTCGGCCTGATGCAGGTCATCAAGGGCACGTTCGCCGCCTACGCGGGCAAGTACAAGCGGACCGGCCCGTTCATGTACGGCGTCTCGGTCGACCCGATGGCCAACATCTACTCCAGCATGCGGTACGCCCTGGCCCGTTACGGCTCTCTGTCGAAGGCGTACAACCGTCCTGGCGGCTACGCCCGCGGCGGTGTCGTGGGCATCCGGCGGGGCCTGCCCCGCGGCTACGCGTCCGGCGGCATCATCACGGTCGGCGGCAAGAAGATCGACACCGGCCCGACCGCGGCAGCTGTCGGCGGCGACTTCCTGAAGGCGCTGACGGGCACCGCTGCCGCCATCAACACTGCGATGACCAAGGTCGCGACCGCGATCAAGAACGCGTTCAAGGGCGTCAAGACGACCCTCGACGACAAGCTGCTCAAGCAGATCGCTTCGACAAACAAGAAGCTCCAGGCCCTCTCGAAGCAGCGCGACGACATCGCCGCGAAGATCACGGCGGCGAAGGATCTGGCGAAGACCACCACCGAGGGCGCCAACAGCTTCGCCTCCGTGACCGGCCTGCCCAGCGCAGGCAACGTGTTCAACGCGTCGGGGATCCTCGCCGGGCTCAACGTCCGCCTGGGCCAGTTGAAGAAGTTCGGCGCCAACATCAAACTCCTGGGGGAGCGGGGCCTGAACAAGACCCTCCTTCAGCAGATCATCACTGCGGGTCCGGAGCAGGGGGCTGCATACGCGCAGGCCCTCGTCGACGCCACCCCGGCCGAACTCAAGGACATCAACACTGCCCAGTCGGCAATCTCCAAGGCCGCCACTGGCCTGGGCCAGAACGCTGCGGACGCCATGTACGACGCCGGGGTCGCCTCCGGGAAGGGCTACCTGACAGGCCTCACGTCACAGCAGACCCTGATCGAACGACAGATGCAGATCATGGCCCAAGGTCTGCAGGCAAGCATCAAACGCGCCCTGAAGATCAAGTCGCCGTCGCAGGTGTTCGCCGCCATCGGCCGCTTCACCGGGCAGGGCTTCGCCCAAGGCGTGGCAGCGTCCGTACCCGACGCCGAGGCGGCCACCCTGCGCATGGCGAACGCAGTCCGAGCCACCGCCTCCGCCACCGCAGCCCGCGTACAGAACAACCAGACCATCCGCAACGGCGGCGACCGCATCCTCAACTACAACGCAGCCGTCCGAGAAGTCGCCTCACGCAAGAGCGTCAACGACGCCCTAGCCATGGACGAAATGCTGCACCGAACGCTGGTGGTGGGCTGATGCCGATCCTCGTACCCTCCGTCACCCTCCCACCCGAGGACCAGCAGGGCCCGCCCTGGCCCACGCTCATCAACCAGATGCCGCAGGTCAGCTTCACCGACCCGCGAGGCATCGTGACGGTCTTCTCCGACTGGGAGCGGGGCTGGCTGCTCCAGCCGGGCGCCAAGGGCCTGGACATGCCGGAGTACCAGGTCGCCACCGACGAGTCGCCGGGTATCGACGGCTACGAGGTCCGTGACGTGCGCGCCCAAGGCAAGACGATCACCTTGCCTATCGCGTTCTGGGCCCACGACTCCCGCCAGGCGTACAAGGCCCGCCGACGCGCCCTCATCAACAGCCTCAATCCGAAGCGGGGCGTCGGCACCCTGACATTGACCGAGCCTGACGGGGCGACCCGCAGCATCGGCGCCTACTACACCGGCGGCCTCGAAGGCGACGAGTCCCTGGACGCCGCGGGGGAACGCTGGTGCATCAACGCCCTCACCTTTGGCGCGCCCTCCCCGTACTGGACGGGAACCGAGGTGGCGCACCGGTTCGCGGCCGGCTCGGACGCCGAATTCTTCCCAGTCCTGCCTGTCGAGGTGGGAGATTCGCAGGTGCTGGGTGAGGTCATTGTCGACAACGTCGGCGACGACGTCGCCTACCCCGCGTGGACGATCAAGGGCCCGGCCACGGGCATCACCCTCACGAACCACACCACCGGCCAGGAGATCAACCTCACTCGCACGATCACCGGCACGGACACGGTCGTCATCGACACCCGCGAACGCCGCCAGACAGCCCTCCTCAACGGAGCGACGAACCTGTGGCCGGACCTGTCCGACGACTCCGAACTGTGGCCGCTCCAGGAAGGCGGCAACGAACTGAACCTCGTCGTCGACGGATCAACGTCCGCGACCAGCGTCACCCTCACCTACCAGCCCCGCTACCTGGCGTCATAGGAGGCTGGCCATGGAATCGCAAGCACTCCGGGTGTACGTCCGCAACTCGACGCTGCAGCGGATCGGGCAGGTCGCCGACTACACCAACCTGACCGTCATCCCCCGCCACAACGCCGTCGGTGCGATCACCATGGAGATCTCCGCCGACTCGCCGAGCGCCCCACTGCTTGTCGAAGGCAACGGCCTGATCATCAAAACGCCGACCGGTCACACCGTGATGTCGGGGCCGATCCGAACCCCGGACTGGTCCCGATCCGAATCGGACGCGGGCGGCGGCAAGCTCACCGTCGGCGCCGTGTCGGACGACGAGATCCTCGCCCGCTACGCCTGCTGGCCCTCACCGACCGCAGCTATCGGATCCCAGACCGCATCCGTCTACAAAATCGACGTGCCAGCGGCGGAAACCGGCATGCGGAACCTCGTCAATTTGAACGCCGGGCCCGGCGCCCTCGCAAGCCGCCGCAACCCGCTGCTCACCCTCGCCACCAACGGCGTCCACGGGCCGGCCCTCGTGCGCGAGGTCAACCAGTTCGACAACCTCCTCGTGGTCTTGCAGGACATCGCCAACAGCGCCGGCCTCGGCTTCCGCGTCGTCCAGGTAGGCCCCAGCCTGCAGTTCCAGGTGTTCGAACCCGCCGACCTGTCCGGCACGGCCCGCTTCAGCTTCGGTCTCGGCAACCTCACCGACGCCTCCTACAGCACCACCCCGCCTACCTGCACCCGCGCCATCGTCGTCGCAGGAGGCGGCACCTCACCGAGGGTTTGCAAGACCTACGACCGCGCCGACCCCCTCTTTCCCGGGCTGGTCATCGAGCAGTTCGTCGACCGGACCAGCGTCGACACCGCCTCCGTCGACCTGACCGCGCAGATGGACCAGGCCGGTGAGGAAGCCCTTGCGAACGGCGCGGGACAGGGCTCTCTGTCCATCAGCCCGATCGATCTGCCAATGCTGCGCTACGGCCGCGACTACAACGTCGGCGACACCGTCTCCGCCCAACTCCGGGGCGGCGCCTGGTACACGGACACCGTCCGCGAGGTCACCCTGACCAGCTCCACCAGCGGCTCCACGGTGAAGGCCACCGTCGGCGGTGACAGCTCCGGCGACAGTGCCGTGGGCCGCATCTACAAGTACATCGCCCAGGTCAAGAAGAACGTGGCCAGGCTCCAGACCAGGAAGGCGGCCTGACGATGGCTGAGTTCTCCGCGCCGTTCACCGGCTCCCCGATCACCACCCAACTGCAGTGGTCCCGCATGGTCCGCCGCGGCATCCTCGACGGCGTCCACGCCGACGACTCCTCCAGCACCGCCCTCAAGGTCACCGCCTCCGGCACCACCACCGTCACCGTCGCCCCAGGCCCCGCCACCGTCAACGGCTTCCACTACAACCTCGACGCGCCGAAGAATTTGGATGTCGTCGCCAACGCGGGCGGCGCCGCCCGCATCGACTACGTCGTCCTCCGCGCCGACCAAGCCGCCAAGAAGGTCACCGCCGAATACAAGACCGGCGGCACCACCGCACCCACCCTCACCCAGGACGAAGAAGGCGTGTGGGAGATCCCCATCGCCCAGTGCACGGTCGGCGCCGGATCCTCCGTCGTCACCGCCGCCAACGTCATCGACAAGCGCTACCTCGCCAGCCGACCGCCGATCCCCGGCATCCCGGGAGCCCGCCGCCCGTCCGTGAAGAACGGGCTCCTCGTCGAGGACGGCAAGCTCTACTACGGGGACGGCGCGCAGTGGCGGTGGATGGCCACCGCCGGCGTCGACGACTCCACCTACGCCCCGGTGTGGACGACGAACAACGGCAGCAACCCCATCAACTGGGGGTCCGGCTCCCTCAACTACGGCCGCTACCAGGCATTCGGTAAGCGCGTCGACGTCACCATCCAGCTGCAGCCCACCGGCAACCCGCCCTCCTACGTCGACCCCGTCGAAGTGTCACTGCCGCCAGGCCTGCCCGCCTCCGGTATTCACCGCGCCATGTTCACGTGGCTGGTCGGCTCCGAGAACGGCGAAGGAGCCGCCGGCGGCGTCGGCGTCCTCTACCCGACGATCTCCACAGGCCGGATCGCCCGCCTCCTCTACCCGGTGTCCAACGGCTCCGCCATCACCGCGAAGCCGGACATGCGGAGCCTCATGACCAACTTCCCGTTCAACATCCGCACCGGCGACGTCTTGACGATCGACGGCTCCTACTGGCTCGCCTGAGCCCGGAAAGAAGGTGACCAGTGCCCCGCCACACCTTCGGAGGAAGCCCCTCCGACTACGCCATGGAGCGCGTCGGCAACCAGCTCCTCGTCCGCCCCGGCGCCACCGGCACCGTCTGGGACGCGCTCACCGGCGGCACCCAGTACACGGACCTGACCGACCTCACCGGCACCCCGATCACCCAGGTGACAGCAGACGCGGACGGCGCCGTCGCCTTCATGGGCCCCGACAATGTCACGAGCCTGTACGTCGACTTCGGCTACACCCGGCGCTTCGCCCTGACCGCCGTCGACCTCGGCGAGACACTCACCGACTTCATCGCTCAGGGCGGCCAGCCGGGCGGCTGGGCTCAGCTCGACGGCTCCGGCAACATCGACGGCTCCCAGATCCCCGCACAGTTGGACTGGATCGTCGCCAGCAACCACGGCGCGATCGGTGACGGCGCCACCGACGACACCATGGCCATCCAGGCGGCCATCGACGCCTGCGCGCCGGGTGGCATCGTCTACCTGCCCCGCGGCGTGTACAAGACGACAGCCACCCTCGACCTGAAGAACGGCGTGAGCCTGGTCGGCTCCCACGCCAACATGATGGTCGGACCGGGCATGACGGGCGAGGACTACCCCTGCTACATCCAGCCCGCCATGCCCTTCACCGGCACATCGGTGATCCAGATCATCGGCGAGGACGACGGCGAACACCCGGCGATCTCCGGCGAGCAGCGGCTGACCAACCTGATGCTGGACGGTTCCCAGCTCACCGGCACGTCGATCGACGGCCTGTTCGCCAAGGGCAACGTGCAGAACGTGGTCATGGAGAACTTCACCGTCCGCCAGATGCCCAACAACGGCATGGTCACCGCCGACGTCGCCGGGGTCTTCCCGTACTCGTGGCGACTGCGCCACGTCATGGTCGACAACTGCCACTCCAACGGCATCCTCTTCACCGGCAACACCGACCTCACCCTCGACGATGTGCAGGTCATCGGCTGCTGGGCACAAGGCGTCGTCCTCACCAACATCACCAACGGGCAGCTGGTCGGCTGCCGCACCGAATGGAATGGCAGCCACGGCTACCGCATCACCGGCGCCTGGGGCGACTGGCAGGGCTCCGGCGGCATGCAGATCACCGGCTGCTCCACCGACCGCAACGGCGGCCACGGCATCCTCGTCGACGCCACCGGCAACACCCCCGTCCTGATCTCAGGCCTGATGACGCGCCGCGACGGCCGCAACGGCGGCAGCGGCGGCGGCAACTTCGCAGGCCTCGCCGTCGTCGGCGCAACCGTGCCCGTCACCGTCCACGGCGTCACCTGCTACCCGGGCGTCGACGACGGCGGCGCCTCCACCAACAGCCCCCAGTACGGGGTACGCCTGTCCGGCTCCTCGTCGGTGATGCTGGACGACGCCTACCTCCACGCCCAGACCGCGGGCCTCCTCGACGACGGCACCAACACCGCGGTGTCGCTGGGCCCGAACATCATGACCGTGGCCGGAGCGACCACCGTCGCGGTCCGCACCGTCGACAACCGGTACCGAGCCAACCCCGCCGCCCGCTACGTGGCCGCCTCCACCGCGCCCGCCCGCGAGAAGACCCGCGCCGACTGGGTGTGCGACGGCACAGCCGACGACGTACAGATCCAGGCCGCCATCAACGCCGTGAAGGCCGCAGGTGGCGGTGAGGTCTTCCTGTCACAGGGCGTCTTCAACCTGGCTGCGCAGCTGCGCCTGGAGGGCTCAGACGATGTGGACGTCGAGGTCGACGTCACGGTCCGCGGCGCCGGCAAGCGGTCCACGACGCTCGTTGTGGGCGCCGGGCTGGCGTCGGGACTGCATCTGACGAAGGTGATCCGCGCCAACCTGGAGGACTTCGGCCTGACGGTGGCCGGCGCCTCGCACGGCATCTCCTCGGACTCCACCCACTCCGGGACCAGCGGGCACCGCTCGTTCTGGCACTCGACGTTCCGCAATCTGCAGGTGAGCGGCCCGTTCAACGGAACCCACACCGGCTGGGGCCTGCACCTGGGTTCACCGTTCCGCAGCGTGTTTGAGAACATCGAACTCGCCGGGATCGGCAACGGCATGCGAATGTTCTCGGAGAACGCCGCGTTCAACCCGGGCGACTGCCAGGTCACCCGCATGTTCGTCGACACATCTGGCAACAACCGGGTCGCCTACCAGGTCGAATCGACCACGGTCGACGGCGTCATGAACCAGATCGAATTCTCCATGTGCGAGGCGATCAACTCGGGCACCGGGTCGACGGGCATCCTCATCACCGGTACCGGACCCGTCTCCCACACGCACTGGCGCGGAATCAACCTGGAGCAGTTCGACAAGCTGATCGACGTGCAGCGCGGCCACGGCAACATGTTCCGCCTCAACTACTGTGAACTCCGCGCCGCCAACACGCTGACCGCCGTCACGTTCGGCGCGAACGCCTACAACAACGCCGTCCTCAGCATGGGCGCCCTGTTCTCCGCCAACACCCAGGCCCTGTACGCCGACGGCAACACGTCGATCCCCAACCAGCCCAACCGCATCGAAAACGTGCGGATCTATGCAGACACCGGAGCCGTCATCAGCGGCACCGCCAACACGGCGGGCACCACCGTCCGCCGCGGCGTCGTCGGCTCCGGACCCGGCACCATCTCCGTCCTCGCCCCGCACGGCGCGAACATTCCGACCAGCATCATCACCCTCACCGACGCCGCCACCATCGCCACCAACGCCTCCTACGGTTCCCACTTCCGCGTGTCGATGGCAGGCAACCGGACCCTCGGCGCCCCGACGCTGCCGACGGACGGGCAGCGCGCACTGTGGGAGGTCACCGCGTCGGGCGCCGCCCGCACCCTGACCCTGGCGGGGGGCGCTGGCGGCTTCGTCTTCGGGTCGGACATCACCGCGCTGACGGCCACCGTCTCCGGGAAGACCGACTACATCGGCGCGATCTACAACGCGTCCGCGAACGTGTGGCGGGTCATCGCCTACGTGAAGGGGTACTGACCATGCCGGCGATCGCAATGCTCGTCGACGACTTCGACGACAACACGGTCAACGGCGCCATCTGGACGGCCTCCTACGGCACGTACAGCGAGACCGGCGGCCGGGCCCGAGTCGCATGCGCCGCCGACTACTCCGCCTACTCGTCGGCCGCTGCCTACACCCTGGCCGGGTCGTCGATCTACGTGCGCATCTATCCGCCGGCTGCAGGCGGTGCCGTGACCACCGCCTACGGGCAGTTGTCGCTGCTGTCGACGACGGCAGGCACGGAGTTGGGCGCGCAGGTGAACATGGTGACGGGCAAGCTGCGCTGCCAGTCGAACACGGACTACTGGGATGCGGCGGCCGTGGAGGTCACCTACGACTCCACGGCCCACGCCTACGTCCGCATCAGCGAAGCCGCAGGCACGTTGACGTGGTCGACGAGCCCGGACGGGTCGGCGTGGACGACCAGGAGAACGCTGGCGACCCCGGCATGGGTGACGGCGGCGACCACGATCCAGGTCCGCCTGGAAGCGCACCGGGACAGCGGGGTCGCGGACATCGCCGAGTTCGACAACCTCAACACGGTGCCCGCGGTGGTGGCGCCCGGGGATGCGAAGAAGGGGGCGTTGTTCCTTGGCTTCTTCTGACGGCCCGATTCAGGGCATGATCCCGGCGCTGCCGGGGCTGCGCGTGGATGTGACGGCGCCACCGGGCACGCTCACGGACGGCGTGCCGGGCGGGGGAGTGCTGCTGGGCTGGGTCCTGGTCGCCGACGATGAGGCGGCGGGCGGCGCCCGGGTGGAGCCGGTGTTCCTCAGTGCGGGCCGGGCGTGGACACCAGACCAGTTCCGGGCCGCCTACGGGCAGCAACTCGGCGTCGTGGTCGGGCGTGGCTAGCCGACGTGGTCGCGCCAGTTCATGCCGGGCGGGAGGGCTGCCGGGTCGGCGTCCATGTGGGGCGCAGCAGGCTCCTCGTACTGCACGGCCGTGAGTCGCATGCCGCTGCCGCTCCGGTCGACTTGGGTGACCCTGCCGACGGCGAGGATGCGGCCGGTGGCGGGGTCAGTGCAGGCGACGAGCCGTCCAACGAGCGGGTCGGACTGTTCCCGCTCGGCGAGTTCGGCATCGGCCACCGCCATGACAGCACGCACCATCGACTCGGAGGGGTAGCCCACGATCGTGTTCACGGCCTCCGCGTAGCGGGCGTACCGGGCCGCATCCTTGTCGGTCACGACCGCTCCCTCAGCTCGACATCCAGTTCCATGCGCAGGCGCCGGAGACGCTCCCATGGCCAGCAGAGGCTGGACACCTTCTTGACGGCGGCTTCCACGAGCGGGTCGGTGGTCTGGTATCCGGCGGTGAGGAGCCGCAGCCAGTCCCGGTCCAACCAAACGGGGCCGCCGTGGCAGCAGCCCAGCTTGGCGGGCTGGTCACGGCTGGCCGGGCAGCCGACTTCGACGAGCGGGTACGAGTAGCGGCCGACGACGAGGTCGCATCTGGCGTGCCCGTCGATGCCTGCGGCGATGGCTTCCAGGGCGGGTTCGGGGCGGTGGCCGTACTCGCCAGCGATGATGGTCGGGTCGTGGGACAGACAGAGGACGTGGTAGCTGCTGCTCACCGGTCTACTCCTCGGGGCTGCGTTCGGTGCTACTGCTCGGTGACCAGCCTGCGAAGCCGGCTTGTCGGTCGGCGGGGCTGCCCGCGACGGCAGTGTCGTACAGCCGGATGGCGGTCTCTTCGGCGCGGGCGAGCGGGACTCCGTCGGCGCCGTTGTATTCGACGGTGATCTCGCGAATGCCATCGGACAACTTGACCGTGGCGTCAGCCACGACGGCCTTCCTCGCTGCTGAGGAGTCGGATTCCGGTATAGGTGGCGACCGCGAGGAAGGCGGCGATCACCACTGCGACCGCTAGTTCGGCTAGTTGCCCGGCCAGCACAGCTAGCGTCACGAACATGGCAGGGACCAGCGACAGGACAGCCCACCCGGCGACCTTGCGGCGGCTAATCACGGACGACCTCCACGTCGGTCTCGTCTGCGGGGTCGAGTCCGTAGGCTTCGGCGAGGGCGAGCACGGTGTCGCAGTTACCGCGCCCTTCGGGGACTCCGTCCCAGTCGTGACAGGTCTCGCAGCCGAAGCCGGCAGTGTGCCGCCCGTACTGGGGGTTGATCACGCTGGTGGTGTACGGATGCGAGGCGAGGATCTTCCGGGCGGCCCTGCTCCAACGGGCATCGGCAGCGGGAGCGGAGGCGATCTGCTGCTCGATCCACTCGTGCAGGCCCGGTGTGGCATCCAACTCCGCGATCGTGACCGGGGCCTTCGGGCCACGTGCGATGTCCGCCAGGCGCATCTTCGGGCCACGGCCGGTCACCCGGCACCGCCCACGCTCGCAGCCAAGGTCACCTTGACGAGTTCGAATGCCTGCGCCTCGGTGAACCCTGCCGCGAGGTACGCCTCGTACAGCTCGTGCAGCTGCACGGCAACAGCGGCAAGCTGCGTGATCGGATCCTGGGGCTCAGGCATCGCCGACCTCCTTGCCGTCGAGGGGCCCCGGTTGTATGTCCAGCGCGATGCGCGCCCTGCCGACGACGGGCCCCTGCATGCGCGTCTCCGGGCACTGGTGAGGGAGTTCCGGGCTGGCCGTAGACCACATGCCGCAGCCCTCGCAGAACCCCCAGCCCTCAGCGGTGATCTCGTAGTAGCTGTACGGAGTCCCGTCAGGGTGAGTGGGTCGCTCCCACTGCTCTCTCGGCCGCTCTGGGTCATCGAGAGCGGCATCGATGAGGTCGGCGACCGGGCCCCAGGTGCGTGTGATGGAGCGGATCCGCCCCACCTCGGCTCGCACCCGCACAACGGTCGCCTCGGCCTGCTCCGCGCGTCGGTCGGCGGCATGGCGGGCCTCACCAACGCTCTTCAGCTCCCGTTCGCGTCGCTCGGCGATGGTCTGCCAGTCGACGGTCGCGGCCTGTTCACCCGTCGACGGCGCGGGGATGGCCGCCCGGATGCGGGCGAGGGACTCGTTGCCGATGCCGGGTATGGCCTGCAGTTGCTCGTCCGTCATCCGTCGCACGTCGGCCAGCGAGTGGCCGTGGGCGGCGATGGCGTAGGCGATCATGCGGGCGACACGGTTACCGCCGAGGGTCTGGCTGATCGCGTACACCGAGTCCCGGCCGTGCAGAAGGTCGTCGGCCTCGCCCGGCGCCGGGCAATCGACGCGGGAGCAGAGCACGTGCCCGCCCTCGCCGAGGAAGAGACTGGCGCCGCCACACGCCGGGCAGCGGCCCTGAACGTCAGTCATTGCTGGTTGCCCCGTCCATGCGGTGTGCTTCCAGCCCTTGTCGCAGAGCATCGAGGGTCTCGTCGGCGACGCTGAAGCAGCAGCCGCACGGCTTGGCCATCCAGTAGACGTCGAACGTGTACGGGCGGTCCCAACTCTCACCACTCACGACGTCTCTGCTGCAGGCAGGGCACTTGCCGATCGGACTTCCGATCGGGGCGAGGCCGTCGTCGACCTGATCGGCGGCGAGGGCGAGGGGAAGTAGCTCGGCGGCGGTGATGGGGCGGGGCTCAGGGCTGTCGCTCACGGCGGTCTCCGGTGCGGGTGGTGCGGGTTGGGGTGGCGGGCCGGGACCCGCACGGCCGGGCCCGCCACAGCAGGGGAGGCAAGGACCGGTGTGACTCCCCTAACCGCACGATACCTGAATACCTGCGAATCTTAGGCTGATAGTAGGTGTTGGCCTATGATTCGAAGGAGAGTACGGGATTCCACGGGATATCCCGGGAACCGGAGGACCGATGAAGCTCGTCACCCGCGCACAACTCGGCTGGCCCGCCTCCGCCGCACCCAGCCAGACCAGCACCAAGGGCGTCAAAGTCCACTACGAGGGCACGCCGGTCAGCACCAAGCTGCTCACCGACCACAACGCCTGCATCGCCGAGTGGAAGAACATCCGCAAGAGCCACCTGGCGAACAAGACCGAGAACTACAGCGACGTCGCCTACAACTACGCGGCTTGCCCGCACGGCTACCTCCTGGAGGGGCGCGGCCTCCGCAAGCGGACCGGCGCCAACGGCAACCAGACCCTCAACCAGGCGCACTACGCCATCGTCGGCCTCGTCGGCTCCGAAGGTCTGACCCAGCCGACCGACGCCATGCTCTCCGCGATCCGCGACGGCATCGACCTGCTCCGCAAGAACGGCGCCGGCAGCGAGATCAAGGGCCACCGCGACGGCTACGCCACCGCCTGCCCCGGCGGCCCCCTCTACGCCTGGGTCCAGAAGGGCGCACCCCGACCCGGTACCAACACCACGACCCCGCCCAAGGAGGACGACGTGTCCCTCACCAGTGCTCAGGCCAAGCAGCTCTCCGACATCGCCGCCAAGGTCAACACGATCGTCGACAGCCGCCGCATCGCCCCCTGGCAGTACAAGGGCACCAACGAAGCCCAGGACACCTACGCCTACCTGCGCGGCACCAAGAACCAGGTCGACGCCCTCCTCAAGAAGGTCGACGGCCTCAAGCCCGTCGACCTCACCGACGAGCAGCTGGCCAAGCTCGCCGAGAAAGTCGCCGCCGCCCCCGGCCTCGCCGACGCCATCGCCGAGAAGGTCGCCCAGAAGGTCGCAGACAGGCTCGCCGAGTGACCGCCATCGACTACGACCTGGAGTTCCTGGAGGACGGCCGCCACATCGAGCTGATCTCCATCGGCATGGTCTGCGACGACGGCCGCGAGTACTACGCCGTCAACCGCGACATGCCCGTCCGGAAGATCCGCAAGGACCAGTGGTTGATAGAGAACGTCGTGCCGAGCCTGCCGAAGGGGGCGGGCGACAGGCGCAACCACGTGCCGAAGTCCTGGCTGTTCGACTACGCCGACCCGGTCGTGAAGCGGCGCGAACGGATCGCCGACGACGTCATGGACTTCATCCGCGCAGCCGGACCCGACGTCGAACTGTGGGCGAACTACGGCGCCTACGACCACGTCTGCCTTGCTCAGCTCTGGGGTCGCATGATCGACCTCCCCAAGGGCGTACCGATGTTCACCCACGACATCCAGCAGGAAGCCCGCCGCCAGGGCCTCACCTGGGACGACCTGCCTATCCAGGAGAGCGGCGAACACAACGCCCTCGCCGACGCCCGCCACAACCAGACCGTGCGGCGCTGGCTCGCCAACCAGGGGGTGTCGTGATCCTCAACCTCACCCCGCACCCGATCCGGCTCTACGCCGACGATCGGCCCGACGGACTCGACGACCTCGACCTCGGCCTGCGCCGCATCATCGACCCACAGCCCACCCCCGCCCGGCTCGGCATGGCGCCCCTCAACACCGAGTACCGCGAAGGCATCCCGGTCGAACTCGTCGAGTACACCCACGCCCAAGACCTACCCGGACGCGAGGACGACGTCAGCTACATCGTGTCCCTCCCCGTCGCCCTCGGCCTCGCAGCGAAACGCGACGACCTACTCGTCCCCTACCGCGAAGTCCGCAACGCGAGCGGCACCGTCATCGGCTGCCGCCAACTCGCCCAACCCGTCTGAAAGGCCACAACCATGAAGATCTTCGGCAGAGAACCCGTCTACCTCCTCGCCGCGATCGCCATCGCCCTCAAGCTCGCCTCCGCCTACGGCCTCAACGTCACCGCCGACCAGCAGACCCTCATCAACACCGCCCTCTCCTGCATCGTCGCCGTCGCCTCCGCCATCGTCCTCCGCAACGGAGCCCTCGGCGCCGCCATCCTCCAACTCGCCTCCGCCGCCCTCGCCCTCTTCGTCGGCTTCGGCCTCGACCTGTCCGCCGAACAGCAGGCCGGATGGATGTCCCTCGTCGCCGCCGTCCTCGCCCTCTTCGAGCACCGCGAAGTCGAAGCCCCCGTGGCAGCCGTCCCCCTCGAACGATCAAGTCCGGTGAAGACCGCAGCCTGACCGCACCGTGACGACCGCACCAGGGGAGGAGCAAGATGAGCGAACTGTTCGGCATTAACGTCGCCGACGGGGGAGCAGTCGGCCTGCTCATCTTGGTCTTCCTGTCCGTAGTAACAGGCCGCCTCATCCCCCGCAGAACCCACGAAGACGCCCTCGCAGACCGCGACAAGTGGCGCCAGGCGTTCCTCGAATCCGAAGCCGCTCGCAAGGTCGAGCACGAGCAGACCGGTGAGCTCCTCGAGATGGCCAAGCTCGGCGGACACCTCCTCACCGCCCTCCCGCACCCCGGGCAACAGGACGACGAGGAGGTGAACGCCCGTGATCGCATGGATCAAGCGCCTCGTACACGGCTCTGACCACCCCGAACAGCGACCCTCCGACCGAGCACTGGAACGGGCCCGCGAAGCCCGGCAAGCCGCCGAAGCCCGCCAGCCCGCCGTCGAAGCCGTCGTCGCCCGACTTCGATCCGCTCGCGAAGAGAACCACTTCCGCGAGCGGATCGAAGCCGCCTTCAGAGGAGCACCACGATGAACAACTGGGGCATCGACCAGTGGGTGAACGTGGCCGCGTCGATGCTGGCCTTCACCGCCTGCCTCGGCTTCGCAGCCACCTACCACCTCCGGGCCACCTGGTGGCGCTCCGAAGTCGGCCGCAACCTCATGTTCTTCGCCGCCGCCGTCGGCCTGCTCTGCCTGTACACAGTCCTCGTCATGGTCTGGCCCGACGGCTGCTTCGTCTTCGCCGCCCGCACCCTGCGCACCCTGCTGCTCCTGGCCGTCGCCGCCCTCATGCTGCAACGCACCCGCATGCTGATCAAAGCCCAACGCGAACACCAGGCCTCACACAGCACCGAGGACCGGTCGTGACCGACGCCGCCGAGCCCACGCCGTTCTGGCTCTCACCCCACCCCTTCCAGGAGCCGGTCTACACAGACCCGCCGGACGGGGACCTCACCGAGGAGCCGGCGTGACAACGCCCCCGCCGCCTGCACACGCAGGCCGCGGGGGCGCACCCCTGCGCAAGGTCAGCTGACGATCTCGCCTTCGAACTCAGGGAACTCAAGGTCGAAGTCCTCACTGGACCGCTGCACCGTCACCACGATCTTCTTGCCGTACTTCGTCTCGAGGGCGTTGTCGTCAGTCTTCGTCGCCGTCACACCGGTGGCGAGGCGCCCTTCCAGCGGCTGCGAGTCTGTCGCGAAGCCCGTGGTGGAAGCCTCACCGCCGTTCGTCGCCCCCTCGACAATGACCGACAGGTCGTCCAGCTTCACCGCGGACTCGCCGCCGTTGGTGAGCTTCAGCTTCACCCGGAACTCCGTGTACGCCGGATCGTCCTCCGCATAGTCCTCGTCAGTGAACTGCGTCCACTTCTTCGCCTCCACGACGGAGACCTTCAGCCCATCGGGCCACGTGTACTCCTCGCCGAACTTCAGACCGGTCAACTGGCCTTCGGTCCCGTCACCGCCAGTGCCGGCGCCCTCGTCCGAGCAGTACTTCATCCAGTCGGCCTGGCTCACGTCGTCGGCCATACAGTCGACCTTCGGCTCGGCAGGCTCCTTCGACGAGGCGGCCGGCTTCGGCTTCGACGCCGAGTCCCCGCTGTCATCGCCGCCGCATGCGGTGAGAGCCGCCAGGAGCAGAGCGGCCGTGGCCGCAGTCGCGCGCACGCGCATGATTCCCCCCAAGGTTGAACGCTGGAACACGTTAGACCACATGTGAGGAAACTGTGCGAGCGGGTTACCGGTCCGTGACAGTGAAGGGCTACGCCTCTCCGTCAGGACAGAGAGGCGGATCGGTCTGCAGCTACCGGTTCTCGCGGATCGCCGCTGCCAGATCCTTGATTGCGGCGCCGACTGTGAGTAGCGCATGCACCTGCGCCCTCGCCAGCATGGCCACCTGGTCTTCGGATCCGGCATCGCCGGCGTAGGTGTCGTCAAGGTTGTTGAGTGCCCGAGCCTGTAGCTGGTCGTACCGTCGCTCCATCGTGGCCGCCCCTTCGTTGCGTTCCGACGCCGCGAGTCTGCCGAAGTTGGGGCCGTCTGTCAGTAGGGCCTCGGGGGAGTGGTAGCGCATAACGTTCCCTTATGCGCTAGAATTTGAGGATGAATCAGGCTCCCGAATCGACTCCGGGTGACGGCCTCACGCTGGAGCAACTCCGTGCACAGCTCCTTCAACTCACCTCGCTCGCGGCCACAGCTGAGCTGCCGAAGCCGAGCGTCATCAACGACGCCTTCCATCCGATGCCCGGCCCCGAGTGGCAGGTGAACCATCCGTGCGAGGTGGGGAAGTCGAACCACTTCCGCCGCTACGGCGTGCGGGTCGTGAACCACGACGAAGCGGCCAACATCGTCTACCTGCACACGCCAGGCCACATGCCGGACGATTACACCGCAGCAACCACGACAGAGGTGCGGCAGTTCGCCATGGCGTTGCTCGCGGCCTGCAACGAGTCCGAGGCGCGCAGCGCAGGGTTGGTCAGGCTTGACGAGCGCAGGCGGTCTGCGTGACCGAGGTTCTGCCGCAGCATTCCGCCGGGCAGTCGATCGCGCTGCCCGGCTCGGACCTGTTCGAGGAAGTCCGCCGCAAGCTCGTCGACGACCTTGGCATGGTGCAGGTCGACCGCCGCGGACAGGAGCGCATCTACCGGCCGCGCGCCGAACTCCTCGCCGAAGCCGTCACCCCCGACACCTTCGTCATGGTCATGGACTGGCTGTCCTCGACCCGACGCGGCAGCCTCCAGACGAAGCGCAACTACGTCGACGACATCCGCCGCGTCTGGGGCGGCTACGCCCAGGAGCTTGGCCATGACCGCTTCTCCTTGGGCTGCTTCACCGCGGACCACATCCGAGCCTGGCGACTACGCATGGAGGGCAGGGGGACGCCGCCGACGACGATCTCCCGCTACCTCAACGCGCTCTCCTCGCTCCACACCTACGCCGCCGAGAAGATCGACCTCCCCAAGAACCCCGTCACCCAAGACGACCGACCCAAGGTCGACAAGGGCAACACGTCCCGCAGTACCCCGGTCCTTGAAGTCGACGAAGTCCAGTCCGTCGTGAAGGCGGCGGAGAACGAGTTCGACGCCCTGGTCGTCCTCCTCCTCTACACCCTCGCCGGACGCGTCTCCGAGATGTGCGCCGCCGACATCACCGACCGGATCGAACGCGGACGCCGCTCCTACCTCGACGTCACGCGTAAGGAGCACAAGGAGCGCATCCTGCCGCTCCCCGTCACCGTCGCCGAGCTGCTGGACGCCCACACCGCCGGCCGCACCGAAGGCCCGCTCCTCCTCGACTCCGACGGGCGCCGCCTCGACCGTCACGACGTCGCCCGGCTCCTCACCCGCCTCGGGCGCAAGGCGCGCGTCCTCACCTGCCCCGCTGTCGGCACGGCGGGGCACGCCTTCGCCCGATGCAAGGTCTGCCGGAAGCTCACACCGCACGTTCTGCGGGCCAGCCGCATCACCCACATGCTCGATGACCACGTCGACCTCGCCGAAGTCCAAGCCTTCGCCGACCACGACAACCCCGCCACCACCGTCGGCTACTGGAAACGCCGCAACAAGGGCAAGCGCAACGCTGACCACGTCGATGCCGCCGAAGCGCTCTTCGGAGGCATCACCGACCGATTCCGCCGCGACGTCTGACTATGCGGGAGACGCAGATGACAGTTCATGAGGACATGGCCGAAGCGCTCTGGGAAGACATCCAAGAGAGCCCAGAGACGGTTGCCGCCATGTTCAGGCTGCGCAACCGGCATATTCGTGGCGAGATGGATGAAGGCGGCGTGTACGGGACGGGCTATGCCGACGCTCTCGGTAGCTCCGCACGGTTCCAGCCCAAGAAGTGGCCCCTGGCGCAGCACGCCGCCTTCATCAACATCCACGCCCTCATCGGGGCAGGCGACGTCGCCTTCACCTGTATCAGCACAGGCGGTACCCCGGGCGCGGACGCCGACCGAGCCGGGAACGCCCGCAAGCTGGCGGACACGATGTCCCCGTTCCAGGCTGAACTCGACATGCACCAGAACGGTGCCGACTCCGACGGCGTGATTCGGTGGGACGAGCCACTGAAGATCAGCCGCTCCACTGGGGCGCACTTCTACCCTTCAGTCTGCAGGAAGCAGGAGTACTCCCTCGTCACGTATCCGACCGTGCGCAAGGCCGGTTCGGCACCCCTTGAGGTGGGCGACTCTTGGCCTTCACGTACCCTGATGCATCTCCACCAGTACGGCGCAGTTGCCCGCTGGCCTTACGGATCGAAGCTGATCTGGCTCTTCATCAACTTCGCAAAGCCGTCGTTCTGATGAGCACCCAAGCTGACAGGTGTACAGACGTCGTATCGGAGGACATCGGGCTGTGAGAGAACCATGGGTGCGCCGTGGCTACGAGGAGACCCGGCTCTGGATGCGGATGCCGTTCAGTCGCGCCAACCGGGCATGGCTGCATGACGAACTGGGCGACCGCATCCGCCCGGACTGGAACAACACGGTACGCCCCGGACGGTGGGAGATAGCCAAGCCGCACTTGCGGACGCTCACCGAGGCCCTCGCCAACCGGTTCGGAGAGGTTCACGTCTACCTGGAGTTCTCGACCACCGAGCGATGCCACACCAAGTGCCAGGGAGCGAATGGGGATGACTGCACCTGCTCCTGCCGCGGGGAGCATCACGGTGGAGGCGTGTACTGGACGCATTGGCATCTTGTGGGCGAGGACATTCTCGTAGGCCCGGTCGGTCGAGTGGTGCGGCACTACATAGCAACGCCTGACAACATCGGATTCTAGGTCTGCCCCTCGAGAGCTGGCCCCTCGTGCCAGACTTCCGTTGTGCCCCGTCGCGCATCCCCCGTCGCGACGGGGCTTCTGGCATTCTGGTGGTGGTCACGCTCGTCTGCTTGCGGGAAACCGGGGCGCCCGAGATCAGGTCGGTTCATAGCCGGGCGGGTTGTAAGCGCTGGCGCGCCGTGCGCGGTGCTCAGTGGTCGTGGTTTCGGTGCTGCCACCGTGGCGCGACGGCCAGACTCCGAGTGCCCTCCCTTGAGACGTGGGGGAGGGCACTCGCGTGGTCAGGTGTTGACACGGGCACGCTGGATCATGTCACCCGATTGGCGATCCGTTCAGTAGCCGGGCCAGTCTGCTCCGAGCCGTTGCAGCCTCCACGTCATCGGAGGGAGCCTGCTCCAACGCGCGCAGCGTCGCCCGAGCCTGATCGCCGGTCAGGTATAGGGAGTAGACGCCCTCGTCACCGGCGAGTTCGGCAAACGCTTCCTGGAATGACTTCACGGTGACGGCAACGGGGTGGACACCGAAGAGGTCACGGGATCACGCCTTTACGGCGGGCAGTTCCCCGGGCTTGACGGCCACCTCGTCGATGTCGCTGGCTCCGGCCGCCTCCAGCTCGGCCCGCCTCCGGTCGGCGCTGATCCGGTCGTAGGCGACGGCGGAGGCCCGCGGGGTGCCGTCGGGGTCGGTCCAGGTGAAGCTGTAGCTCTGCATCGTGATCGGCATGAGGGCATTTTGCCTGGTGGCACTGACAGTTGTGCCGAATGGGGCGGCGCCCGCCCCTTCTGCCAGAGGCGGGCGCTGTGGTGTCGGGCTCCTGCTGTTCAGCTCTCGTGGATGTGGGCCAGGGTGCCGTCGTGCTGTTCGTAGTGGGAGAGGGCGAGGCCGAGGCCGAAGAAGGTGGGTGCCCATTCGCCGACGAAGAGGCCCCAGCGGTCGGCGCGGTCGACGTTGACGCCGGGCTCAACCTTGAGGCTGGTGGCCCAGGCGGCGACGGTGAGGCCGATGGAGGCGAAGGCGGCGAGGTAGGCGTGCTCGCTCTTGACGCCCTTCTCATGCAGCATTTTGACGATCAT